GGCGAAGTGCCGCTCCCACCTATAAAGTCGGCACTCTAATGCCCGATATTTACCCAAAAGCTCAAGGTTGAGTGCCTTCCTATAAGATTACTTTGCCCCTGGTCTCAGCTTCGCTCTTTCTAGGCCAGGAACGCCTGAGCGTCCGCGTGTGTGGCCGTGGTCGGCGGGATGCCCATACTAACCAGTTGGCGTGTCATGGCCTGCACGGCCTGGCGTAGGCGCTCGACGGGCGATTGATCGGGGTAGCCCTCTTGCGCCGGATACGGGTCGAGAAGAAGCCAATAGGTGAGGTCGGCGACGTGACGCTTACCCGCCTCGTGACCGGATAAGCGCCGCGCCCACCACGCGAGCAGGCGGTCGCCGACCTCCCCGAGTGCGGGCGTGTACGGCGTGGGCGCGAGCTGCGCGCGCAGCCCCGCGACGAGCATGGCGGCGTCAGCCGGGCGATTCTCGATGAACACGCTTAAGCGGGCCTTGCGGGGGAGGGACGCCACGAGCGCGCCGCAGAGCGCGGCGTGCCGTTCCTGGTCGGACGGCGCGAGCGCATCGAGCGCGAGACCGGGCACGCGCAAGAGGGCGCGCGTCACGCCATCGATGCCGACAATATGACCGTCCTCGTTAACGCTGACGACGTGCGGCTTGGACGCGCGCATAGCGTACCCCCTCCCGTGTGTAGACCGTCGCGTAGCGGAGGCCGGTCGCGGTAGAGCGGAGTGCCTGACGCCACGCGTAGCGGAGGGCCTGATGGGGGTAGCGCTCGATCCCGCCCCGGAACAGCGCCAGGATGGGCGCGACCACGAGGATGGCTGGCAGGCAAACCAGCATCACATGCAGATTCGGGTTGTGCACGCTGGCGGCGAGGATGGCATCCGTCCACAGGGCCACGCCACCGACGACGATAGCGCCCCACTGGGGCAGCGTGAGCCGCCCCAGGCGCAGATTGTCATTTAAGGAGCGTGCGGTCTTGTGCGCCATCTAAATGCCCGCGCCAATGGCCGCGAAGCCGCCGATGAGGACGATCGCCAAGAAGGCGCTCGCCAGGATCTCGGCCTTGTGCCCGCGACTGAACACCAGCGCGCAGGCGGCGCTAATGATGATTATGGCAATGAGCGCGGGCGAAATCTCCTTGATATAGCCGATAGCCTTGGCGGCCGCGTCGCCGAAGGCCGAGGCGATGACGAAATGCTGCATGGGCGTGCTCCTCATACTCTGCGCCGCCGCTATGCTGGAGCGAAGATGCTACAGTGAGGGCGACATGCATCTATTGTAGCATATTCGCATCTAATAACTTATAATAGAAGTTTACAACAACGAATAAAGTACACTGGGAGGAGGTACGACGCGTGCCTAGACCGCGTAAAGGAGAAAGTAAAGTGGATTCCGTTATTAGCGTTCGTCTGTACCAGGAGGTCTATGACCGGCTGGTGGCCGCTGCACAAGCAGATCGCCGCAAGGTTGGCGAGCTGGCCCGCGTGCTTTTAGAGGATGGACTGGCCGCATGGGAGCGTCGTCACCAGGAGCGCGAGGGGCGCGAGGGCTAAACACGGTGCGCACCGAACCACACGCGGGCGCACACCCACTACTTGAAAAAAAGATAGACATGCTATGTATGCGATACGCACGCATCCCATGCGGTAGGCTGAGGATGCGGGCGGTCTACGGTGTGTTGTGTTGCCACCGTGGGCCGTTCGCGCATCCTGTACGCTCCTGGCGTTTAGGGCGCGCTATCCCGGTGCTCGGCCTCGATCCAGCGCTGACACCGCTCGCGCCAGGTCGCCTCGTGGCTGTGCGCGATGAATGTGGCCACTGCGGTGGTATTGCCCGCGCTGACGGTGTGGCCGCGCAGGTCATCATACACAGCCCACCTATGCGAGAAACGATGGGGGCGCGCGACAAAGCGGAGGCGAGGCGTCATAGTCCTCTAAACAACCTGATCCACCACGGCCCGGCCCGGCGCGACCGGCGCAGCTCCGCGACCTCGCGCTCGGCCACCTCGCGGAGGGCGCGCTCATGGCCCAATTCCTCGCGGACACTCCCTAACTCGCGCTGCGTACGATCGAGATGGTCGACGAGCGGGGCTACCAACTGCTCCACGATCACCTGCACAGCGGCAGACTGGACAGTGGTGTCTGCCAGGCTTGCTAGGCTTGCCCCGCGTGCTAGGCTTGCCTGGCTGTTTATCGTGCCGGTCTGTCCAGTGTTGCTAGTGTCACTGTCGAGGGCATCACGCCGGCCCATCCACTCGTCGAGCGCGGCCAGGCTGATACGGTACTCGGAACCACGCGGACCTTTCACGCGCCAGGATGGCAAATGTCCAGCGTCACCCGGCCGCGCTTTCAGAGCGCGTCTAATCGTGCGGTCAGAGACCTCTGCATGCGCAGCGGCCTCGTCAACAGCCAGTCCGGCGTCACTGGACAGACCGGTGCCGATCTGTCCAGTGTCAAGGTTGTCCATCATGCCCGCCAGTGTACCACGCCCTAACACGACGAGGGACGCGCATGGTAGATGGAGTCTTAACCGCTTACAGGCCCCTCGTCAATGCCCTCCAGGCGTAGCGGGCGGCAGGTGAGGCAAACGGGGTCGGTCGTTGTCAAGCCAAACATCCCTGGAGGGGTGCGTCGAGGCCGGCGCGAAAAGAGGGCGCCCGGCGCGATAGCCTTGGCACACTCGACGCATTCAAACGCGACGACCGCGCGGTAGGCGGTCGTGACCACGCCATCGTCTAGCGTCGCGCGGCCGACCCGGTGACTCTTCACCATCGCTCCTCCCTCCTTCTACCGGCGATTGTAACAGCCTGCAACGCGAAGAGGGCCACCGGCAGAACGCCGGCGGCCCTCGGGGTGCGGTCGATGGTCGTTAGTCGTCGATGTTGACGCCGGCCTCCAGGCGGTGGCTAGACCGCCATTCATCGTCACAGAACGTTTTGGTGAGGTGGGCGAGGGCCTCCGCGTCTAAGCGCATCTGGTTGTAGCCCTCACGCGCGTCGACGGGCTGCTCCTGGCTCCCGTCGCCAAAGAGGGTAATGTCATGCGCGGCAATGGCGCGTTGGAGGACGGTGATGAGATGCAACCCGTCCCCGTAGTCGAGCGCGATATCCCCGTTCCGGTCGAGGACGACAAGCGCCTCCTCATAGGCGTGGTGGCGCGCGGTCATGTGCTGCGCGAACGTGGCGCGGTCGTCGGGGTTAAAGGACGCGCAGTGTGGTGCGTTGGTGGTCATGATGAGCTAGCTCCTTAACGATATCGTCGTGCCGGCACGGATCAGTGCGCGGCGTTGCGGTGGTTGAGGCGATCCCTGGTCGCCACGAGGCTGGCCTCCTGTGCCGCCGTGGGGCATTTTTCCGTCGCCACGAGGCGACCATTGAACGTCACGTATCCAATCGAGTCATAGACGTAGACAGCCCAAGCGGGCGTGTACGAGGTCGCGGGCGGGGCCGGTGGGGCGATCTGGTGAGCGGTCTCAGTGGTCATTGGCGTAGGCTCCTCGCGGCCGCGCTGCGGTCCGTCATCATCGTAGCGTACTCATTCCAGGCGTCTACCTCGCGCCAGGCGGCGGCGTTGGCGGGCATGAACCGGCCGTTGCCCGCATAGGCGTACGTGGCGCGCTCGGCGGCGAGGGTAGGGCAGGGCGCCGTGGTGGAATTAATTCCACCACGGACCGGAGATGATGGTGTAGGGCTCATACTACGCCGCTCTCATTGCACTGTAGTGCAGCGCGGCCACTTCCCGCTCCAACGTATCCACCTGGCGCCACAGGACCGCATAGCTATCATCGCGGAGATCCGTGTCTTGAAGCGCCCGCCGCGCCTGGGCGAGCCGCGCCTCGGCCGCGTCGATCTGTGCGTCGACACCGGCGGTGGGATTGCCTTGCACGGGCCGCACGAGCCCACTCGGAGCGCCAGCCGACATCGGCACGACCACCGGGGCCTCGGCCTCCTTCGTGACATAAAAGCTCACGTTCAACGAGCGGACGAACTTCTGATGCTTACAGGGCTTACGGGCCGGGCAGGTGCACGAGTTGGCAGTTGTCTCGTACCAGGTGTGCGGGTCGGTACCGGACTGGACGCGGTAGTGTCCCCGGTGGGTGGTTAAGCGGACGGTGGGCTTGTAGGTCTGCGATACTTTGACTGGCATGGCGATCACCTTCGTCGTGCTCTGGCCGAGGGCTGTTGTCGCAGCGCCTCGGCCTTTTCTTTGTGGAAGCTATCCGCTCCTCACCCTTCTAGTATAGCACCCATTAGAGTCTGTGTCAATCTATTACATTGTTAAAGATGGCGGATAGTGGTGTAGTATGTGTAGATAGCACGTAGTAGACTAAGGAGGTACGTACAATGAACGCAGTGGGAGTGTTAGAGATGCCAGCAGTAGACGACAAGACATGGCAGGTCACGGTCCGGTTACCCCGCGACCTGGAGCCCGCCATAAAGGAGATAGCGCAGCAGCGACTAGTGCCGCCAACGATCGCGCTACGGCAGCTCATTAAGGAGCGACTCGACCAACTCACGGCAGAGGCACGACGGCATGAGCGTGCAGAGGGGCAGCAATGAACTCGATTGAGTCGGAGAATTCCCGTGCAGTCTACGAGATGCGTGAGGCGCAATGTGAGGCCCAGGTAACATGCGTCATCTGCCACACGCAGTGGACCGTTCAACCCAAGGAGATGGTCTCTTACAAGAACGGCTTTGCCAAAGGCCATGAGGTATGTCTACCATGCGCCGAACGGGTAGCTCCCAAGATGATCGCCATCACGCGGCGCTTTTTGATGTCACAGGAAGAAACCCGGTGGCATCCTGACGCGCCCTTCACCAAACTGCACGCAGCCAAGCTCTACCAGGCATCGCTTGATGATGAAATGGAGCGGTTAGAGCAATTACGGCGTGAGGGCCAGGGAGGAACGCAGTCATGAGCAGGCGCGCCAGGCCCGGTGAGGGCGTGTCGTAGTACGAGAGAGCACACACAGTAAGAGCGCTTTCCGTGCGTCCTGCCTGTGTTTTAGAGCGAAAAAGGAGGTTGAAATGGATGCGCCAACTATTGAACCATGCCCAACATGCGGCCAACGTGTGCATATCGAGTCTAATGGGAGTTATCGCCAGATCGCTGAATTGCAATATAGATCAGCGGAGAGCCAGAAACACTGCTTGGAATCGTTCTTGGTTCACCTGATGGATTTGACGCTCCTTGGTAAGAAACGGGACTACCGATCCGCGATGATGGACGTGCACAGTCGCATCTATCGACGCATCGGATATCAACGATGGTGGATTGAGCATCGGCAAATGGACGAAGACAAGGAGGGCTAGATGGGCTGTCCCTACGGGCATGCACACTGTCGCGGGCGCGGCTTTTGCGGCATCGAGCGGTGGGGATGGCGCGACCGACGCCGGCTCGTCAAGGCCGTCAACGGGCGCGGCTATGCCAACATCTTGGACCCGGAGGGCGCATGGGTTGAGGTGATCTACACGCGGCCCTGGCGCCGGCGCTAACCCGCCGCCTCGGCCTCGGCCTGCCCCACCCGGCAGCCCTCGCCGTGGCGGCCGTCCCAGCCCCAACACGCGATGCACTGCCAACGATCCCCGACCTGTCTGTACAGGTCGGGGTTTTTGTCTATCCTATCTTTTCTATTTTCTTTCATAAGGATAGGAGGTAGTCCCACACGACTAGGGCTAGTAGTCTCAGGCGACGAGGGCGCCGTCGACCCTAGTAGTCCTGGACTACTAGCTATGCCATTTTTCCGCACGCGCAAGCGGTAGGTGTTTGACTCCTTGCCGTGAGCCGAACTGGCGTGCTTGTCGATGAGGATGAAGCCGCGCTGATCGTACATCTTGAGCGCATCGTTCACCGCGCTGCGTGACAGGCCCGTGCCGGCGACGATCGCCGTCAAGCTGATCGGTACGAAGTCGTCATAGCGATGGTAGCCCCAGGTTTGCCGGACGATGTAGGCGATAACCTTGAACTCGGCTCCCGACACTTTCGGCATAAGCCAGTCAAGGAGAAGGTTAGGAAACTGCGTGTAGTTCGGAGCCTCCATCTCCTCATCGAGCCGTACATCGTCGTCGGGCATGACTACAACCCCATCAAGCGCCGGAGGACGCCCCTCCCCCGCTGCTGCCGTACCTCATGGTAAATCACCGCTTGCTGTTGTTGCAGTTGCGTCACCTGTTGTCGGAGCATCTGACTATCCTCATGTGACACACGTAGCGCCTCGTGAAGGGGCGATACAGCCGTTTGTACCTCGTCATGCACGATAGACCGCAGCATCGCCGGCGTGAACGCGAGCGCCCCTGTGGCGCCCTCCTGTAGGGGCTCCATCGCCCGCGCGCCCGCGCCGCCCTCGATGGCGTCGCTATCTCCAACAAATGCTGTATCCCCCTCCAACACCCCGTGCGACCAGCCCTCCGGCGCGACCTCTGGATGTTGCCGATAGAAGTCGCGGGCGTCGATCATGTAGACCTCGCCGGTCGGCGTCACCGCTTTGGAATGTTTATAGACGCCTTTCGTCAAGCGGTAGCGTATCGTGTTGGCGTGAACCGTGAGTAGCTTGGCGGCCTCCGCGACGCTGAGTGTCGGTATATCCCTACGATGCATGTGGTGTCCCTCCCTCTGCTAGAGATGATAGCACAGTGGTTGGAGGGGCATCTAGGAGAGGTTGGACCGCTCATCGTCAGGTCGCAGCGGAGGCATAAGGGATAGCGTTGGTGTGATGTTTTGTTCCCCTCACGACGGACGGTTTCTTGACGCACCTGCCCCTTTAGATGTATTGTGGAACGTATGTTCTATACGTATAAAGAAGACGGGAGGCGGTCGTGGACGATGTAGAGATTGCGCGGCGTGCGATAAGAGTGTTACTCACACCAGGCGTGCGCGCTGATCTAGAAAGACGTCACGATACAAGGGGCGCATGTCTGCTCTTGCATGCCGCCTATGCGAGCGGTCTGTATGCTGCTCCTGATCGGCTTACTGCTCCCACTCGGCTAGCTCATGAAGAAAAGCTGCCTTATCCTCCTCGCTAAGGGCGGCAAATAGACGGGCGATTGTGCGTTCGGCCGTGGTAAAACCTTTATCCTGCGGCAGCGCCTGAACGTCAAAACCCCCCATTTTTTGCCATTCTTCGCGCGACTCGTCGAAGTAGTCCGCCAGGGCAATCAGGACATCCCGGCCCGCTTTGCTGCGATGGCGCAACATCTCGGTAATCGTGGCATGGCTAAATCCAAGGTCAAGACTTAGTTCACGAAGCGACGTCCCCTTCAGCTGCGCGCCGTCGCGTATGCGCGCTTCAAGCCGGTCAAAATCAGGGATGCCACGCTTAGTCCTCTCCATTTCCATCACCGCAACTGCCACTGTCAACTCCTCTAACCTTTACGCCAATGCAACTGCATTTCACATCCATACAATATCATAAACGCCTGTATACGTGCTTTTATACTGACCTAAACGCACGCCCATAGGCTATTGACAAAGCAATTGCGTTGCTGTACTCTATCTATATCGGCAATTCAATTGCATTGTCGTACATCTCGGGAGGTGCGTATGGCAAAAGGCGTCCATGTTTTTGATGTGGTGAAGGACAAGCACATCGACGAAATGTGGGTACGCGATGTCCTTGGGGCCTCCGCGGACAGGTACCGGCGCCTACGCGCGGGTCGTTACCCCTTTACGCGAGAGGAGGCGAACAAAATTAGTGAGGCATTTAAGACGACCTATGGCATCCAGGCGCACGAGTTGTTCGACTGGGATGCCGACATCTTGCCGCCGGGCCGTCGGCGGCGCGCGAAGAGGGCCGTCGCGAAGGAGGCAACAGCAGCATGAATGCACAGACAACCCGACGCCCCGCTCCGTGGCGGCTCCGAGGAATAGCAAAACCGGCTGATGTGTGGAGCACATCAGCCGGGAAAGGATCAACGGAAGAACGATGTATGCAGCTAACACACCATCTGCCCGCAGTATACATAACTCTGCGCGGGGCTGTCAATCAGATAGTTCACCCCGCTCTGACACCGACCGGAACATCGCGGCGATTATGGACCTCGTGCGCGCGGGCCACCCGATCTCACGCGCCGTGGTGGAGGTGCAACTGCTGTTGTGGCTCGACGAGCTGGACGCGGCCCGCACGGGCGTGCCGCACAGCCTCGCGCAGATCGAGACGGAGCAGGCTGTGGCGCGGCTGGCCGTGGCCCTCCTCGGGGACCGGTCATGAGCGCCGCGACTGAGCGCGCCATTGTCGCCATCCTGGAGGGGCTGGCCGATGTTGCCATTGAGATGGCGCGGGACGCCTATCTGGATAATCCTCGACCTGACACGTCGTGTCAGGTCGAGGACGCCTTACGCGAGATCAAGCTGGCCTTGAAAGGGTATGGCTCATGACCACGACACCGACAACACCACACACAGATAACGGAGCAACGACGATGCAACAACAGCAACGTACACTAGACACGATCACGCTCTCCACCGGCAGCCACCAAAACATCGACGACGGCGCGTGCCTTCTCGAACTATCATCATGGCTCGCTCATGAGCCGTGGTCAGATCGGCCACAATGCGTCAGCCCGGTCCTGGCCGCATTCGGACGCAATCTCAATGATCGCTTGTTCGCTGACCATCTGGATGACCTCAAGCCTTTCGCGCCGCGCCTCATCGGCACGGCGGGTCATTATGACATCGACCAACAGGCGGCGTATCTGCTGGCGGATTGGGCTGTCCGTGACATCACGCCGCGCGCGCTCGATGCGATTGGCCTCACGGATCACGCGGCCACCCTGCGCGCGCTTGCGCCTATCGTTGATGCGGCAACGGCACGCACAGCTAAAGATGCCTACAACGCCGCCTACAACGCCGACGCCGCCGCCTACAACGCCGCCTACAACGCCGCCTACAACGCCGCCTACAACGCCTACGCCGCATCCTACGCCGCCTCCGCATCCTACGCCGCCGCCTCCGCATCCTACGCCGCCGCCTCCGCCAAGCGAACGACGATAGACAGCGCGACTATACGCCAAAGCGCGCTCGACGTGTTCAATCGTGCGCTCGCGCTGTATCCAGTCTCTGCCGCGTCTGATGTCGCATCGGCCACGACACGCTTATGACCTTCCACAACCACCTGACGCGCCGCACGCGGCAACAGTCCACACCCGACGTTCTCCGTGAGAGTCTGGACGGCACGGCTAACGAGATATGCGCGCTCAAGCGTGCCACGGCCCATCTGCACGTCGCCGCGTGGCGTGGGCACACAGCCCGTTTCGACTGGCTTATCACGCGCTACGACGGCGAGATGGACCGGCTGATGCGCGTCTATACCGCGCTTGTCGAGGCCTACAACGAGAGTCAAGCGTTCTGGGGGGCATGATGATGACCCCCACAGCTAGCAGCTCACAGCAACCATCCAGGCGTGTCATCACGCCGCATCCAGAGCACCACGTCCTGCGCCTTTGTTGCGAGGGTGGCCCCTATCGCCCCGCATGGCATCGTAGCGTCGTTGGAGAGCGCTACAACCGCGTCTGGAGGGGCCTCGTGTGGGCTTTATTGATCGAGTTCACCGTCGTAGCCCTGGTGGTCACGCTCAAAGACGACTGGTGGATCGCCCTGGCGCTGCTCATCGTGGGCGTGTTGGAGTGGTCCAACATCGTCTATCTCATCACCCGTTAATCGACCATCTGACTGATTGGAGTTCGCACACCTGTAATGTGCCACACGACTAAAGCCGTGGGCTTTCAGCAGCCCTGCCCCTTTCGATACCCGACACAGGGGGCGGACCTCCCGGCCGCACTACAACCGGACTGCTCCGGCCACCCGAGGGTGTACGACCGACCACAACAGGAGTCAGGACCATGCAGCCGCCGTCCCGTCGATTCTCTCGACTTACCCCTGCCTCATCGGATAGCCCATTGCTATCCGGTACCACGCACGTCCACACGAAACCGTGTTCCCGCCGTTGGTCAACGGCTTGTGCCTTTGCGGAACGTTACCCTTATTTTACCACGGATCGCCCGATGGATGGGGGCTCTGTGCTGCTCACGCAGCCCATCGCCCAGGGGCCGATCCCATTCCTCCCCAGCCCTAAAGGGCGGGGGTATCCTGGGAGGTTCTAGATGAGTACAAACACCTCGACGCAACTGACGACGACACGCGCAGATACGTCACTGCTGCCCGCGCCGGATGCGTGGTCGACCATGTCCCAAATGTCGGCCGTCCTGGCCGACAGCGGACTGATGCCCGATAGCCTCAAAGGCAATCGCGCCGCCATCCTGACAATCATGCTCAAAGGCCGGGAGTTAGGATTGCCAGCCATGACGGCGATCAACGGGATCAACGTCATCAAAGGCAAGCCGACTGTGACCGCTGAAACCATGGCCGCGCTGATCTACCGCGATCACGGCGACGACTCACTGCAATGGCTTGAGGCGACCGACGAACGCGCCACGGTCAGCTACAGGCGTCGCACGGCCACGCAGCGCCAGGAGTACAGCTTTAGCATCAAGGACGCCGAGCGCGCTGGCTACCCCTCCACAAACCCCAACTGGAAGAAAATCCCCGGCAACATGCTGCGCGCCCGCTGCATCTCCAACGTGGCGCGCATGGCTTTCCCCGACTCCATCGGAGGAATGTACTCAGAGGAGGAGATGGAGGACATGCAGGCCCAGGACGGCGCGACGCCGACCGTCGTAGACGTGACGCCAAGCGGGCGCACGATCAACACCGCGACCGGCGAAGTGATCGACGACCCCACCATGACCGGCGTCTACGACCATCTCTGGCGGGACTTCAATGCGGCCACAACCCAGGATGATCTACTGGCGGCGTGGAACGCGCTCAAGGCCGCACGCAAGGCCGGCCAGATCACCGCAGACGAGGCCGCGACCCTGACCGCGCTCAAGGACACGGTGAAAGCCGCGTTGGCCGCGCCCCAGGTGATTGAGGCCCAAGCTACCCCGCCCGTCGTGCCCTACAACGAATTGGAGCGCCGTGTTGGACTGGTCTCCAATGAGGACGGCGCGCACGAGGTCCGGCAGGACGCGCTCACGGCGCGCGACGCGGGACCGGACGCTGGCGGAATCACCCCGGAGCAGTACGCCACGCTTGATAAGCGCATCGACGAGCGGCTCACCGTCGCCCTGCCGTTCTAACAAGGAGCGTTCACGATGCAACCACCACACACACAGCGCGGGGCCTGGATATGCCCCGCCGCGTGGCAAGACGAGATGGCCGCGCTCCTGGATCGGCAACTACGGGAGTGCGCCACCACGACGGTACCCGCTGAGATACAGGCCGACCTATTCCAGGGCATCACCGACTACCTGGCCGATGGCGGGCTCAGGGCGCCGCAGGTGGAGCGCCTGCGACAGGTGTGGGTAGACGCGCAAGCCGCCGCCCTCACATCAACAGGTCTCGGCTTATGACCGCTGAATCAATCCCCCAGGCCACGGATAAGGGCGTGCTGGCCGCGCGCATGGCTGACACCGCCCGCACGTACTGGGGCTATCGTGGCGTCACGCCGGAGGCCCTGCGCGCGTTCGACGTGCGCCTTGTGACGCGCCAGGAGCGCCTGTGGTGGCGTTTCCCCGTCAGAGATGCCAATGGGCACGCCACGAGCTATCGCCTCGTGGCGGTGGACGAGAAAGCGCCGGGCGCGGCCTGGGACGGTCAGGCCGCGTCGCGCCAACTGTATAACCCGGCTGGCGTGGTGGCGGGGGAGCCGGTCCTGGTGGTCGCACGCATCCCGCATGTCTGGATGCTCCACCGCGCCGGCGTCGCGGTGGTCGCCTTCCTGTGCGGGCGATCGGCCGTCGTGCCCCCGCGCGCCATACGGCAACTGTGCGACGCGGCGCCCGCGCTCTGCGTGGTGATTGACGACGAGGCGTGCGGTCTGCCAGGCGGCGCGCTCCATGTCGCCCATGCCCTTCGGCGCGCGGGCTTGTCAGCGGGGGCCGTGCGACTGGCCGACGCGCCGCATCTTTGGATGTGGGGGGGCGCCACGCTTGATGATCTGTGCCGCCACGCCATGTATGACGGCGCGGCCATCATTGAGACCGTGGGCGCGCTTGCGCCCATCGGTCGCCTACCCGCTGACGCCTTAGCGAAGGGTGCGCAGAGAGGACAGGACGCCTCGTGATGCCCCGTCAGCCTCTCGACGTCCTCCAACACCTGGCGAGCATGGAACTGCCCCCTGAGTCGCCTCCTGGCGCGTCAAACAGCCACGACAAGGCCGGCGGGGATGCGCCAACGACGCGGGCGATCGTGGTATCCATGGAGACCGTCGTCGCACAACCACTGCGCTGGCTATGGGAGGGGCGTATCCCGTTCGGCAAGCTGACGCTCCTGGTGGGTGATCCGGGCCTGGGTAAATCGTTTCTAACGCTCGACCTGGCCTCACGCCTATCGACCGGAACGCCGTTCCCCGGCCACACACAGGGCCATCCCCTCGCCGCGACGGTCATTATGGCTGCCGAGGACGACCTTGAAACGACCATGAAACCACGCCTTGAGATGCTGCGCGCCGACTGCGCCCGTATCAAGTGCATCACGGGGATGCAGGAGGTTGTCGCCGGCCGTGAAGTGGAGCGGGCGCCCCGCCTCGACCGTGACCTATCCGTGATGGAGGATGTCATGTATGAGTACGGCGCCCGCCTGCTCGTGGTTGACCCGATCAACGCCTATTTGGGCGATGTCGAGGGCAACGCTGATGTCAAGCTCCGCAGCGTCTTGACGCCGCTGGCCGCCCTGGCGATGCGGACGGGCGCAGCCGTGCTCGCCATCACGCACAGCAACAAAAGCAAGGAGGGGCCGGCCATCCATCGCGTGATCGGTTCGGTGGCCTACGTCGCCGCCGCGCGATCGGCACTGGCGATGGGCGTTGACCCCGATGATCCGGCGCGGCGCGTGGTCGTGCAGATCAAGAGCAACCTGGCCGCCACGGCGCCCGGCATCGGCTTTAAGTTGATGCCTCCAGGCACGGTGATATGGGACACCAACGCCGTGGCCGTGACCGCTGACACCGTGTTTAGCGCCACGAGTAGCGCGCCTGGCCCTGAGCCGGAGAAGGAGCGCGAGGCCGAAGACTTCCTGCGTGAAGTGCTCGCCGGTGGCCCCGTGCTCGCGGTGGATGTCAAGGCCGAGTCGCGTCAAGTGCCCATCGCGGATCGCACGCTGAACCGCGCCAAGGAAGCGCTGGGCGTGGTGTCCTACCGCGAAAAGGGCAGCGTCAAATCCAAATGGTATTGGAAACTCCCGCCTGAGCAGGCCGCCGGTGGCCGCGCTCCGTGGGACAAGGAGGACCGTGATGACGACGATAGTCACCGACCCCATGGCTTCTAGCGTGGCAACCTATAGCCGTGCGCCTGAAAATAGCCTGACTAGGTTGCCAAGTTGCAGGCCGTGGGTGTCCCTGTTGGACATCTTGGCAACCTATATATATTTACCTATATATATATTGGCAACCTATAGGGAACTTGGCAACCTGAAAAACCTATACGTTGCCAAGATTGCCAAGATGTCCAAGATACCACTCGGCCCCTCTTTTCTTGGCAACGTATACCCCCTTCTTTTCCCGGCCCTGGTGGCGTGCGTCCGCGTGCGGTGGCACATGGCGACGGGGCGGTCGTTCGGGCCGGTGTTTGCCGGTACGGCGCGGGCGCTGGCCTCGGGGCGAGAGGGCGCGGTGGCCGCATGAGAGCCATGCCGTCCCCCTTCCCGTACTTCGGCGGCAAGAGCCGTGTGGGCGATCTAGCGTGGCGCTACTTCGGAGACGCGACCAACTATGTTGAGCCCTTCGCCGGAAGCCTGGCGGTGCTCCTGGCGCGTCCTGAGTGGGAGGGCAAGACCGAGACCGTCAACGAGCTTAACCCCTACATCGCTAATTGGTGGCGTGCGGTGGCCGCTGATCCCGACGCGGTGGCGCATTACACCGACTGGCCGGTGAATGAGGCGGACCTGCACGCGCGTCACCGTTGGCTTCTGAATCAATCGACGTGGTGTGAGCGCATGATGACCGACCCGGCGTACTACGATGCCAACATCGCGGGCTGGTGGGTGTGGGGACAATGCGCCTGGATTGGACATGGGTGGTGCGACGTGGCCGCGCTGCGCGTCGATGGCGAGCCCGCTGTCAAGATACCGCACCTGGGCGATGCTGGCCGCGGTGGACACCGCGGCCAGCATCGCCCACAGGGCGACGTGACGGCCCCCATCCAGCTTCCTCATTTAGGGGACGCGGGGCGCGGTGTCCACCGCGCCCCGCGTCCCCTCACGGCCACCCATCAGCTTCCGGCGCTCAGTGATGCCGGGGCCGGTGTCCACCGGCCCCGGCATCAGTTGCCCCACCTTGGGAATGACGGTCGCGGTGTCCACCGCGACCGTCATTCCCAAGGTGGCCTCGTTGACTACTTTCACCTATTGGCGGCACGCCTACGCCGGGTGCGCGTCGTCTGTGGCGATTGGTCGCGCGTCATGGGGCCATCGGTGACGGAGAAGCATGGCATGACCGCTGTATTCCTCGACCCTCCCTATGAGACAGGGAGCGATCTGTACGGCGTCAAGAGCAATGTGGCTGAGTCAGTCGTGGAATGGTGTAAGACCAACTGGCACAACCCGCTCCTTCGCGTCATATTGTGCGGCTACGACGGCGAGTTTACGGCGCCTGCGGACTGGCGTGTCGTGGCTTGGAAACAGCGAGCGGGTTATCAGTCTCACGACAAAGGGAACGCCGAACGGGAGCGCCTCTGGATCAGCCCCGCGTGTTTGTCTGAGACCCCGACGGCGACACAGCACGCCTTATTCGACGAGGAGGACGCCCCATGGAGCGCGTAAGGACCGTGTGCGTACAGGCCGTCAAAATAGCGATCTTCACCGCGGCGGTCCTGCTCCTCGACTGGTCATACATTTATTACCGCTACTATTACCGGACCGAGGGAGGCCACCAATGCACACACGACTGACACCAACGAGAGCGAGCGAGACAGGCTGGCTCAAGGAGTATCGCGCGCGACGTCGCGCCTGGTCCCTGGCGGCGCGTCAACGCCAGCAGGAGCGCGGCGAGCTGCTGGCGGCGCTCAACCGTTTAGAGCGGCCGGGCATGGACGAGGCGGACCTGGACTCAGCGGAGGCGGCGGCGCGGGCCATCCGACGGCGCATCGCGGAGTTGGACGCCGAAGCGGCGCGGGCGGTAACGCTATGACCACGTCCATCAAACCCATTACCACGCCGCTCGCGCTGACTCGCGCCCAGCAAGCGGCGCTCAAGGCCGGTCTCTGCGGCTGCCGCCATCACGAGCCCTGGCGCGACGGCCTGTGTGTGATCTGCCTGCTACGCCGCGCACAGAGCCAGCCCTATGGCGCCGCCTGATCCGCTTTAGATGACAAAGCCAAAGCGGATCAGGCGGCGTGGCTGTGCGATCACCCCCTGACGCGCGCTGAGACGGACGGAGCGGCGTTCAGAGAGATAGACAGCCACGGGAGCAGGCAGCACGGCATAAGCAGCGCCACAAGCGGCGTCAACGCTCCAGGGACGAAGCAGCGGGCGCGGGGGACGGGGACGGGGCAAGCGCGGAAAGAGGGAGTGGTGTCATGACAACCGTTTTAACACAGACGAAGCAGGAGCGCGCCGACATCGTGTGGCAGCAGGTCGAGGACTACTACGGCTACACGCCGGACGATCTGACGGGGAGGGACCGCCACCAGGCGATCACGGACGCGCGGCAGTCGCTGATGACCGCGCTCTATTATTGGGCGGGGTTGACGCTGATGGAGGCGGCGCGTGAGGTGCACCGCAACCACACAACGGTGATCCACGGCGTCGGGGTGATGATGCGGAAGCTCCAACCTGGCGGAGAGCACGCACGCCGGGCGCTGCTGGGCGATGCGCTGGGGCACATCCTGGCGCCGTGTGGGTGGACGCCGCCGGAGCGGCCAGAGATGACGGGCTACGATGAGGCGCTCACGCTGCTGGGGGCGCTACGTCGGGCGGTGGTGGGGCAGGAGCTGGCGGCGTGGCGTGTGGACGCGGGGCGGCCTCCGCTGAGGCAGCAGCGCTCAGGACGGCAGAGGGAGCGATCGAGGCGGGCGGAGATGGAGGCGATGTACTGGCGCACGCAAGCGCGATGTGCGGAGAGGGGATGGGGAGCGGTATGACGACACAACACGAGGGCATGGAGGCATGGATCGATCAGTCAGAGGACGTCGACGAAAGGCCAGATCAGTGTTGCTGTTGTGGCGCGCTGATGACGGAGGCGAGCCACGCGCTGATGGACAAATGCTGGACAGTCAGAGATCAAACAGGGCGCGTGTTGATGGTGCTGACGCGCTGCGAGGACTGCCGGCAGTGGGGGCACAGGCCGGCCATGTTGGTGGAGGAGGGGGTGTAATGTGCCACACGACTAAAGCCGTGGGCTTTCAGCAGCCCTGCCCCTTTCGATACCCGACACAGGGGGCGGACCTCCCGGCCGCACTACAACCGGACTGCTCCGGCCACCCGAGGGTGTACGACCGACCACAACAGGAGTCAGGACCATGCAGCCGCCGTCCCGCCGATTCTCTCGGCTTACTCCTGCCTCGACGCCGATGGCGGCGTCACCCGCTGGCGCTGCCGCACACGCTAAAACTGTGTCCCCCGGAGGTTCGTGCCTTTCGTGTGGTGCTGTCTCTATTATACCACGACTGGCGGGGGGCCGGTCCCATTCCTCCCACTCCTAAAGAGGGTGGGTTTCCTGGGAGGTCCATCGTATGAGCCGTAAATGGGTGTACTGGCGATCATCCACCCACAATGATCCGCGTGTGTTGGCGGTCAAATTGGATGAGGATGGGCGCGGCCATACGGTCGTGCGGTTGCACCTCCCAGGGAAGCCGGAACACCACTGGTCAGGCACTTTCGACCACTACTATTTGTGGCGTGTGAGCCGCGCCGAAGCGCTGCGGTATGCGGGATTGAAAGAGTGGAGAGTGCAGGTATGAACATCGCAAAGGTGCGGTTTATGGTCGGCAGGTTGTGGTGGTGCGCGGTGCGCCGCTGGCGGAGCGGAAGGGCACGGCGATGAGTGAGTGCGAATGGGCGGCGGCCGAGCGGCAGCGCCTCGACCAGGAGCGGGTTGAGCGCGTGTTAGATCGCATCACCGTGCGGCGGCGGGTGTACAGCCCGACGCGGGCCAGGCGGCGGTACCATTGGCCGGCCATTGCACGACGGCGGCGGTTCTGGATGCGCGTCAACTGGCTGGACGATCACACAGGCCGGCACATCGTTCCGTGGTCGTGTGCGCTGGCCCGCATGTACGGGCGATGGAAGCGGGGTGGATGGAGGCGGGTCAAATGGATCGACGATAACGTGGCACGGCATACGATCCCGTGGCTGTGTGATGCGGTGATGGATGGGGGATGGAGGCGGGGATCATGAAAGCAGTACCAGACGGATTCATAGTCGAGCCGCATGAGATGACCCTTTTCCATGACGGCACGCGCATGGCGACGGGGCCGATAGACGGTGGCGTGTGGTATTGCCCTGGCTGCGAACGGGATAGGCCGGACACGATGGCGCGCTATTTCGCTGGCCCAGGCGACTATGTGTTGGCCTTGTGTCCCCATTGTGCGGAAATCCCCTCTCACTGCGAGGATGCGAAACACGGTGCGGGGCTTGTGGGGTATAAGCGATGAAAGCAGCGGCGATGCAGCAACTGGCGGCGACGGAAGCGGAGATACAGCGATCCATCATCCAGTATCTAACGCTCAAGGGCTGGCACGTCCTCCGGCAAAACGCGGGGGCCTTGCTCAACCAGCAGGGCCGTCCGGTCAGGATGGGGGAGCCAGGGACGCCGGACCTGTTGGCGATTAAGGACGGCCAGCCACCCCTCTTCGTGGAGGTGAAGCGGCCCGGCAAACGGCCGACGCCTATCCAGGCGGCGATGGCGGCGCGCTTGACGGCGCACGGGGCGCGGTGTCTGGTGGCGACGTCGGTTGAGGACGTGCAAGACAAGGGGATATAGAGTGGGACGGACGTTACGGTCCAAGGCGTTACGCGGCGCGTTGTGGTATGCGGCGGAAGGGCAATGTCCGGCGTGCGGATGCGCGCTGGGCGACGATTGGGAGGCTGATCATATCATGCCGTGGTCGGTCACGCATCGAACGAACGTGCACGAGATGCGGGCGTTATGTCGTTCGTGTAACAGGAAGAAGGGGGTTAGGATGCTGCGGAGTTTTCAATCTCAATTCGATGGAATGTGCAAGGAGATCGCGGCGGGCGTTCCGGTTAAAGAAGTGTTTGTGGCGGTCACGCCGGGAGGCGGGAAGAGTCTTTTACCTGTGATAGCAGCGCACCGCTTGCTGCCTAAAGTGGCGGATGCGATTTGCTGGGTCGTCCCCCGTTTGGCGCTCCGTGAGCAAGCTGAAAAGCAATTCATCAAACCTGAATATCGCGCGATGATCGGCCATCATAATGAGATCAGCGTGGCTGGCAATGTGTACAATCCAACGCGCGGCAGGAGCGGATACGTCACAACGTACCAATCCCTTGTGGCGGACAGTGCTTCGATGCAACGGCAAGAATTTGACACCAAACGATACATCCTTTTTCTCGATGAGCCGCACCACTGCGATGAAGGCGGGGAATGGGATCGCGCGACACGACCTCTGATCGAGCGCGCTGTCTTAACGGTCTATATGAGCGGAACGTGGGAGCGGGGTGATGGCAGGCGTATCGCCCACTTGCCCTACGAATATGTTGGTAAGGGAAAGTACAGGCCCGCGTTATCGCTTGAAAATACCACGCCGACAACCCCGTACATTCAATATAGTCGCACTCAGGCGCTGCGAGATCGCGCTATCAAACCCCTCCATTTTGCCGTTGTGGATGGCGCTCTTCGTTGGCTCGATAGGGCTGGTGCGGAGCAATCTGTTGATGGCCTGGCGTCTGTTGACGACGACGAAGCTCCTAACGCCATTTATACCGCGCTCCGTACCGAATTCGCATTCCATCTTCTTGCACGATGTGCGGGCGATTGGAAGCAATACCGCATGCATCGACGGAGTGGAAAGTTGTTGGTGGTCGCGCCGCGCATTGACGTCGCCAAAACGTATGTTAAAAGGCTCAAGGAAATGGGCATCACCGATGCTGAGATCGCGGCTAGTGATGACTCCGAAGCGGCGGTCGCGACCATTGAGCGCTTTAGTCGGGCGTGCTCTAAGCCAGGGGCGCTAGATGTGCTCGTCACCGTAGCAATGGCCTACGAAGGACTTGATGTCGAGGCTATTACGCACCTGGCGTGTCTCACACATGTGCGCAGCCGACCATGGATTGAACAAATGCTGGCGCGGGCCGTTCGCGTCGATGCGGAAGGCGGTTCCTATGACGAGCAAGTAGGGCGCATTTACTGCCCCGATGATCGCCTTCTGATGGAGTGCGTTGACAAAATTCGCGAAGAGCAAGAATCAGTGGTGCGCGACAGTCGAGAACGGGATATCGACCAAGATACGGCAAGGGTGGACGATGGCGAATTAACGCGCGTGATGGGAAACGTTATTCCTCTCGCGGGCCAGGTTGCTCGTGAGCGTGCTTTCGATTTAGCCACGGGTCAATCTATCGACCATGGCGAAACGGCGCTGCTCCTCTCTTGCATTAGTGAGAACGGACTTGCAGGGCTCCTTGACCCTATCGTTCTTAAACGTACAATGGACAGTTTCCATATGCGCAAGGCGTGCGGTGAGGCTGTGACGCCCGATATGCCGCCTCTACCCGACACGCCTGGAAGCCGCCGGGAGCGTCTGTTGCGCAAGAGTATTGCGACCTACACGGGTCGTTTTGAGTCAAACACGGGGGTCGCCTTTGGGACACTCAATTCCGAGATTCTCCGACAGTTCAAGACGGCGCGTGATGAGATGACCGAAGAGCAGCTAAAAAGGGTGTGGGAATGGCTACACGACCTGTATCCCCTGCCGCGCTAGGCGGCTTCGACCATGCGGGCAACCTGACGGCCACGCCGGGCTCGCGTGACTGGGCTATCGCGGTGCGCCTGGAATTACAGGGCACACTCCACGATATGAAGGCTGACGCGTCCCACCTCGACGCGATGTATCGTCTCATGCTCACGCATAAGGGGTATGAGCAACTGACTGATGAGCAGGGGCGACCGTTCGCGGACTTCACGGCCTTCTGCCTGGCACGCCTACCCTACGGCCTGGGGATGCCACCCGCGATGATTGACCGCCTCATCGAAGATCGCAAGACCGCCCAGGCAAGCGCCTACGGCGCAACACCCCAACTCACTCTCGAACAGGCCATGAGAGGGAACAAGAACGCGGTCAAAGACAAGGAGGTTCCGGGCGCGACACCGCCCCCCCCTACTATTGGAGATATTCTTGACGGTAGAAACAGCGGTGTGAATCACACCACTGTTTCCGAGAGGGGCAGCGGTAACGCTAAATATGGTACCGCCCGCATCGCGCGTGACCACCCCGCCATTCTAGAACGGATGCAAGCGGGCGAGTTTCCGAGTGTCCATGCGGCGGCGAAAGAGGCAGGCATTGCGAAAAGGCGTGTCAGTGTGCCGTGCGATCCTATCGGAGCGGCGCGCATCCTTTCAAGGCACTTCGACCGTGACCAGATACGCGCGTTAATCGAGGCGCTTATCGACGCGGATCACACATAGTCTCCACGGTGGGCGACGGCCTCCGCGTGGGCGACGACGACGAGAAGGAGATCATAGACAAGATGGCCTCAAACAGAAAAGATCAGCCTGCGACATCGACGCCGCCCCCCGTGCCACCCACGCCTAAGACGGCACAGGAAAGCGCCCGAGAGCGCGCTTTAGAGGCGGCGTATCACCAACGCTGGCAGCGGGAAGCGGCGCATCAGAAAGAGCAGGTGCGCCGCCGTGCCATCCGGCGCGGTGAGGCGACGGAACTGGGCGACCGTTGGAAGAACAGTGAGCGCTCCGAGGTGAACTTTCAGGCGCTGACAGAACAGCAGCACGAGGGCTCACACGTCTACAACGTCGATGTCAAAGCGGCGCTGCTGCGCAAGGTGGACGGCTTCACGCTCTACAAAGCCTACAAGCTCCTGGCCTATCTGTACCCAACGGAGGCCAGGGCGCTTGACTTGGCGTACCCGCTCGACGACGACGTGAAGCCCAAGACCCAAACGGAAATAGGCGAGGAACTGCATTGCCACCAGACCACCGCCGGCGACTATATCCGCTTTGCCAAGGCGCAGGTCAAACGCCTGTACGAGGGCCTGAAAGAGCAGCAGATAGGCGATGATCCTGAGCTAGATGCCCTGAGAGCGCCTGAGGAGCACGAGGCGTGTTGATAGCCCTCATGTAAGGCCATTTCCCCTTATACGTGCTTTAGGGGCTTAAAGGGCTTTACAGCCTCCCTTATTATGCTGTAAAGTAGCAGCAGGTATCACTGTCTCTTCAACGAGACATAATAATAAACTCCCCCAACTTGCCTCTCATAGAGAGTACGAGGTGGGGGAGGGTCTGTTCACGTGAACAGCGGTTGGCTACCGCCAACACGGGCCTAGCGGCCAGCCCCGGCCAGCGTGCCAGCAGGCCCCTTCTTGTTTCTGACGACCGACACTGGCCGCCGCTCCGTGGTCAGCCTCCAGGGCTATGGGGCCGTCCCGCGCTGGGTCTCCGTGCGGCGCGGTTGATGCTCATGGCGGCTCACACATTCTTCCCCACGTTCCGCGATAGGTGAGGGCGATGGTTGATTATTCCTGGCCACAGCCGGCGGCGTTGACGCTACGCGCGTTGGGGCCGAAGCCCGCGCCGCCCTCGCCCGTCGAGGTGGAACGGATCAAGGCGGCCTGTGAGTGCTGGGCTAACGTGCATCCCTATCAGGTGCTGTATCATCGCGTGTTCGACGGCGACGATTTGGCGCGATTGCGGTTCTGGCGCTGGATGGTTGAGTCGGGGCACATCGGCGAGGGATCGTAGGCCAGAGGTGAGGCATAAAATGGCACAAACCACCTCGCTTTTCACGTGGACGGCGCAACGCGAGCACACAGCGCAGCTCGTGGCCGATGATCGGCTGACGGATGACAAAATATGCGAGACGGTCGGCACGACGCGTACCACCCTTTTTCGCTGGAAGAATACGCCTGAGTTTCAGGCCCGCGTCGATGCGATCAACACGAGCTACGCGTCAACGATTGGCCGGTTGGCGATCACGCAACGGGCACGGCGGTTGACGGCCTTGAATGACCGCTGGCGCCGGATGCAAGACCTCATTGACGCACGCGCGACGATCCATGCTGAGGCGGGGCCGCACGGTGAAACGGGCCTGGTGGTCGAGAAGCCGGGCGAGTTTGGCAGCGAGTGGGCGTTCGACTCCGCGCTGATGAGTGAGATGCGGCAAGCCGAGAAGCAAGCGGCGCAAGAGATGGGGCAGTGGGTCGAGAAGTTGGCCCCGACGAACCCCACGGGAGAGGCGGCCTATGAGCCCATCGACCTCAAGCGCCTCTCCGTTGATGAACTCCGTGCTCTTCAACAGTTGGCTAGCAAAGCCGTCGTCGCGTCAGGCGATTGATATTGAGCTCGCGCGGCAGTCACTCTATGAGTTCATGCGTCAGGCGTGGCCCATCGTGGAGCCGGGCGTGCCGTTCGTGGATGGCTGGCACTTGCAGGCCATCGCGCAGCACCTCGAAGCGGTCAGCGCCGGCCACATTCGCAACCTCATCATCAACATCCCGCCGCGTCACGCCAAGTCTCTGTTAGTCGCCGTGTTCTGGCCCTGCTGGGAATGGACACAGTATCCTGCGCGGCGCTGGCTGTTCGCCTCTTATGCCAATAGCCTCTCTATCCGTGACTCGCTCAAGTGCCGGCGCATCATCGAGAGCCCGTGGTATCAAGTGCGCTATGGGCACGTCTTCCGGCTGACAGACGACCAGAACGCCAAGATCAAGTTTGAGAATGACAAGACGGGCTATCGGCTGGCGACCTCAGTGGGCGGCGCGGTCACGGGCGAGGGCGGCGATCGCGTCGTGGTCGATGACCCTCATAATATGCTTGAGGTTGAGTCGGATATTGAACGCGAGAAGGTGCTGACGTGGTGGGATGAAGCTATGTCCACGCGTCTGAACGATCCCAAGACCGGCGCGCGCGTGATCGTGATGCAGCGCCTGCACGAGCGCGACCTCACCGGACACGCGCTTGCACAAGGCGGCTACGAGCACCTGTGTTTGCCCGCTGAGTACGAGCCGACCACGCGCGTGACGTCGCTCGGCTTTATTGATCCGCGCGCCGAAGAGGGCGACTTGTTGTGGCCGGAACGCGTTGGCCCCGATGAGATCGCGGCCTTCAAACGGATGCTAGGGCCATACGGCTATGCCGGCCAGATGCAGCAGCAGCCCTCCCCGCGCATCGGCGGCATGTTTCAGGTTGGATGGTTTCGCAAAGAGCCAGCCGCGCCCGCGCACTTCGCCGCTATCGTGCGCTATTGGGACAAAGCGGGCGCCATGCCTGGTAAGGGCGACTGGACCGTTGGTGTGCTGATGGGCCGCACCAGTGATAACTACTATTGGATACTCGACGTGGTGCGCGGCCAGTGGCCAAGCGATGAACGGAACAAGGTTATCGTCGAAACAGCCAAGACCGACCGACTGCGTTACCCCCATGTCAAGACCTGGATTGAGCAGCCGCCTGGTCTTGGCAAAGAGAGCACCGACGCCGTGGTCCGGCTGTTGGCTGGCCACAACGTACAGGCCGATCCGGTTCACCGCGACAAGATCGAACGTGCCGAGCCTGCGTCCAGCCAGCTACGCGCGGGCAATGTACGGATGCTCGAAGCGCCGTGGAATGGCCCCTACCTGGCGGTCATGTGTGCGTTTCCGACCGGGGCACATGACGATGATGTGGACGGCACAAGCGGAGCGTTCAACAAGATCGCCGCCATGCCGACGAACAGCGGTCCCGCCATTGGCCCGGAGCGCGACGACTGGGGCACTGTGCCCGCGTACTAACCACGGTTAAGGCGGTGGCGCGATGGTCCCTGACCCTCTACCACGCGGCTACTATCGCCGCTCGCCCACGCGCATCGACACCGATGCCTACATCACAGCGTGCTCGCCTGACAAACAGATCGCCCTCCCTGACACACTTATGGACATCCTCGGCTTGTATCCCGGCGCGAAAGTCGACATCAAGATCGCTGTTGATCCATTGGGCGAAAACGTCATTGTGCTGAATGCCACGGGCGGCCACTACTAAACACGACACGTACTGAGAGGGGATCACACCTTATGGCTGATCACCGTACCAGTACTGCCGTGGCCGCGCGCGGCTCATCGTCCTCCTCATCGTCGAGGCAGGTCAGCGATACCGTCGCCGCGCCTGATCCGCTGATCGCGCCGCTGCCCGGTGAGCCGACGCCGACGCATGACGTGACGATTACGGCCGACCCGACGAAGGAGTACGTCGCCGGCGGCGCGTTGTGGTTGACCAACTACCTGCAGGCGCTGTCGTGGGCCGTCGATGACATCACGATTGTCTTTGGCGACGATCTCTACGACCGCATGGCGCGTGACCCGATGATCGCCGCCTGCCTCAACATCGTCAAGAGCGGCACGCTCAACGGCGGCGTGAACGTTGTGCCAGCCATCGACGACAAGGACGCGGACGGCTACGCCCGCGCCGTCGAGATCGCCACGGCCTGCGACAAGATGCTGGATGATCTCACCCCCTCGCTTGACGAGGTGCTGTGGAACATGATGGACGCGCTGGCCTACGGGAACAAGGTCGCCGAGCAGGTCTACGACGATGGCGACGTGAACGGATTCGCTGGCCTCGTCCTGACGAGTATCAAAGTCAAACCGCGCCGCTCCACCGCCTTCGTCGTTGATAGCTATCGCAACGTCGTCGGCCTGCTCGGACTCATACCGGGTGACAGCGCCTCGCTGGTTGGCTGGGGCGCGATCATCAACGATCCTGAGACACAGGACAATCTCTTCCCGCGTGAGAAGTTCGTCGTCTTGTCGTGGCGCATGGCTGACTCTGACCCGCGTGGTACGTCGATCTTACGACCGGCCTATACGCCGTGGACGCTAAAAGTCGAGATGTGGACTGAGTACCGCAAGTTCTTGACGCAGCACGCCTCACCCGTGCCCATTGGATTCGCGGACACGTCATCGGGGCTGGTCTACGACGGGGAGAACAATCTTGTTCCGGCGCAACAGGCCATGCTCAATGGCCTCAAAGCCCATCACGGAGGCGCGGCCCTGGCCTTTACGAAAGACGACCGCGTTGAAACGCTGTTCAACCCGAGCGGCGGCGACAACTTCCTGGCGGCGTTTGGCCTGTTCGACGCGCAAATGAGCGTCGCCGTGCTCAATCAGACGCTAGCCCAGGGCGCGCAAACAAGCGCGCATAGCCTGGCGGCGACGTCCGTCCATGAGCATACGCAGGATGATATTATCGCTCACGCCAAGATGATGATCCCCAAGATGCTCAGGAATGACGTGGCGCGGCCGTGGGTGCGCTACAACTTCGGCGACGCCGCGATACCGTTGACACCGCGCTTCTCGCTTGGACAGAGTGAGCCGCAGAACTTCGCGGACGACATGGTGGCCCTGGCGAAGGCGGGGTACACGGTGCAGCCGTCGCAGTTTCCCGGCATCAGTCGGAAGTATCAACTGCCGGAAGCTGATCCGGCTGAGATCGAGGCGAAGTCACACGCCGTCATCGCGCCACCGCCACCACCGCCGGTTATGTTGCCGCCTGGTGGCAGTGGCGACAAAACGCCTGATCAGGATGATAAGACGAAGGACGGTGAACCATGAGAGCGTTTGATCTGGCGGCGAACGCTCCATGGGCGATCACCCAATCGGCCTTAGAAATGATCATGAGCATCGCGGCCCGCGAGCACATGGACAAGGGAGACCTGGCCTCACTCGAAGCCGTGGCCGCCAAGCTGGGACGCCCGCTTGACAACACCCACGTCGTGACGGTGCGCGACGGCGTGGCGACAATTCCGATCGAGGGGCCATTGTTCCGCCACGGCGACATGTTCAGCCAGATCAGCGGGGCCACGTCCATCGACGCGCTGGCGACTGATCTGCGCACGGCGCTCGACGACCCCACGATTCAGGCTATCGTCTTGGCGATCGACAGTCCAGGCGGTGAGGTCAACGGGACAGCCGAGTTCGCCGACATGGTGTACGCGGCGCGCGGCCAGAAGCCCATTACCTCCTACATCAGCGACATGGGCGCGTCGGCGGCCTACTGGATCGCCAGCGCCGCCGATGAGGTGATCGTCGCGCCAACGGCCACCGTGGGCAGTATCGGCGTCATTGCCACCGCGCGTCCACCCGACAGGGGTGGTGGTAGCCGGGCCTCGATCGAGTTTGTCAGTTCCCAGAGTCCCGACAAGCGCATGGACCCGACCACCACCTACGGACGCACACAGATACAGGCGCTCATCGACACCTGCATGGATGTGTTCGTGGCAGCGGTGGCGCGCAACCGGAACGTCCCTAAGGCGACGGTCCTCTCCGACTTCGGACAGGGCGGCGTATTCCTCGGACAAGCGGCGGTGGATGCGGGCCTAGCCGATCGCATCGGCAGCTACGAGGGCGTCATGAGCGCAACCATGGCGACGATCCAGGCAAGGCAGATCAAGCCGCCGGGTTGGCTCGGCAAACAAGCGGCCCTGCCTCCGCTGAGGCGTGCCGCGTTAGACAACAATAGCACTCAGAAGCAAGGGAGTACACGCATGGACGGAAAAGAGTTCTTCCGCCACCTCTTCACGGGCGCGAAAGAAGCTGGTGTCGATTTCGCCGGTATGGGCGCTACCGATGACGCACCGCCGCCGCCGCCACCGTATACGTCAAGCGCGGAGTTCCTGGCCGCGCAGCGTCGCGCCGAGGAAGCCGAGGCGAAAATTACGGCCTACGAGGCGCAGGCTCACGTCCGCGCCGATGCCGAGCGCGCGGCGACCGTGAGCGCGGCTGTGGAGCGCGTTATCAGCGCGCACAAGGCATTGCCAGCGGCGCGCGCTGGCCTGACGTCCGACTTCACGCTGGCCGCCGAGGATGACGTCGCGCGTCCCGTGGCCGATGGTCAACCAACACGCGTCGCACGGCTCGAAGCCACCTTGACGGCGGGCAAGGCGCATCCCCTCACCCGTGAGCTTATCGAGGATAAGCACGGCGTGTTACCGGCGTCGGCCGTCATGGGCACACCCGACGATGACACCATCGCTCAGGCCGTCGCCACCGCGAAAGCCTACGCTGAACAAATGAACAAGGCCGAGGCGAACGCCCGCGCCGCTAAGGGAGGTAAGTAAACCATGGCTTCATTTGGCAGGCAAGCTTTAACAACGTCTGGGCAGCCGGTCCAGGTCGCGGCCGATAGCCATCCCGAGTGGAAGACGGGCGGCATCACCCTCGACTGGACCACGGTCGCGCCCGTTGTCGGTGATACAACGCTCACCGATGGCGCGATCATCAAGAGCGGCCAGAAGGGCCTACGCTACGGCACGGTCCTGGCTGAAATCATGGCCAGCGGCTTGTATGGCCCCGCTATCGCCGCCGTGACGGGCGTCACCTTGACGGCCGCGACCACGGTCGGCACGCAGACGCTGCCGGTGTCCTCGGGCGTGGGTATCGTGCCCGGCGAGGCGCTGCTGGTCGATACCGGCGCGACACAAGAGACCGTACAGGTCTCGGCGGTCAACGGCAACACCGTCACGACGGTCGCGCCGACCACGCAGGCGCACGCCCTGGGCGTGGCCGTGGCGAGTCCGACCGATGGTCGGCAGGCGCTGGCGCGCGGCACGACGGTCATCCTCAATGAGACCGTCTTGCAGAGTGGCTACGATCAGCTCGTGGCCGTCGCGTCCGATCATCCCGGCGTGCTGACGGGTGGGCGCGTGTGGCACGCGCGCATCCTGGCTGGCGCTGCCGGCCAGCCGACCTTCGCTCAGGTGGAAGCGGCCATGCCGCGCCTCGACTACGCGGACCTTTAACCTCTAAAGGAGGGCTCACCCTATGGCCGTTGGTTATCAGATCCTTCAGGTGGCGCGGATTAATAGCATAATCCAGGCGCTTCAAGATATACGAACGCTGCCAGGGCGTCTCGTGTTCCTCAATCGCACGCCCGTTACGCCGGCGGTGGACGCCGAGATTATGGCCCGTTTCATTGGCTACATCCAGGTCGCCGACCTGATCGCCGATGACGAGCGCGCTGTCACCTACAGCAGTGGCAAACTGTCCTACGAGTCGACCAACATCCCCAATATCAAACTGGGTATGTCGATGACACAGGCCATGCTCAATCAGTTGCAGTCGATCAACGCCAACGGTGGCATCCAGAACGACGGCGGCATCTTCTCCGCGATGGAGAACCGCACGATCAATACCCTGCTGTTGGGCATCCGGCAGCGCATGGAGATTCTGATTATCGCCATGCAACTCGACGCCCTCAACTACAATCGCCTCGGCCTTGTGTTGAACGGGGCGACGTGGGGTATGCCCGCCGACCTCAAAGTGACGCCAACGACGACGTGGGATCAGACGACGGCGACCCCGGTCAATGACATCCTGACCACGCGGCGCTACGCCTCGGTGCGCTATGGGGAGCAGTACGACCGCATCACCATGAGCACCGCCGCGTTCATTTACATGATCGGCACGACCGAGTTCCAAAACAAAGTGCGCTGGATTCTGCCGATTGGCGCGCCCTCAACGGTCCTGCCGCTGCAAGACACCGAGACTATGAAGAACCTCGCGCGGAGTGTCCTGGGGATGCAACTCGAACTCTACGACGAGCGCTTCTGGTCGCAGGCGCCCGACGGCACCTTCAGCAACTTGCCCGGCCTGCCCATTAACAAGGTGATCTTGTCGGACAGCCAGGACGACAATAACCCCGAGGTCATGGACTTCGCATCGGGCATTTGTACCGAGACTCTCGTCGCCTCGATGGTGCCGAACAACATCATCGGCGACTTCGCCGGCCCGCAGCGTGGGCCTATCGCCTACGCCACGGCGAACGATGCGAACCTGAATCCACCTGGAGTCACGTACTGGGGAGTGTCTCGTGGGTTTCCACGTAAGCATAGACTACAAGCGACAGCTGTCTTGTCAGTCGGGACGTTCGTAGATCCTATACCGTATACTAATCCCTTCTAATCTAGAGGGAGTGTGAGCGCCGCCGACGTCACGCTACCAAAGCGTGACGTCGGTGCATCATTGCCCTGCGGAGGGAACAACTCATGAAAGGATTAAGCGTGGCTAGCGATACCATGTCTCACGAAGAGATGGCTCAGGTCATCCAGAACGGCGGCAGCGTCTTGCATAAAGGCGTGCTTTATACCCGTGTCGATGCGCTGCCGAGTGAAGCCGATCTGTCTGTCGAATCTAACGACGAGGATCAAATCCAGGCCCAAATCGACAAGTTGCTCGATCAGCAAGCCAAGCACAAGGCGCAGATCGCGTCCTTGAAAGCGGCCCAACAGGCGGCGACCGAGACCGCCGCGCAGGCGCAGCAGGCCGCCGCCGATGCACAGGCCACGGCCCAGGCGGCGGTTGATGCCGCGCCGTCCGGCCCGTCCCTCGCCGGGCCAACTCATTAGTCAATCCGAGAGGTGAGCTATGAGTAACTGGAATGGCGACGCGCCACTCGTACCCGCGCCGTATGTGCCAGGGCCGCCGATCATGGAAGCGCCCTCAGACGAGCTCGCGCTCCTGATCGCGGAGGTGGGCGATACGCCCACCTTGCTGCTACAGGCGAACGCGAATCGCGTCTGGACACAGTACCAGGCGCAGGGCGCCGTAGACCCGCGCTTGCTCAGGCTCTACACCAAGCGGACGTTTATCGACATCGCGCTCGCTTCCGTGCGGATGCAGGTCGATACCACGACGGGCGCGCGCATCGTCAAGCGCGATCAAGAGACCGCGCACTTACGGGCGATGCGTACCGAAGTCACGGCTGAGATTGTACGCGTCGAGAGCGCCCAGGCCGCGGCGACCGGCATGATCACGGCCATTGCGCCGATCACGCCCTACCTGGTGGATCAACCCGACGAGATTGATCCCATCCTGGTCGGCTCGCCCTACGTGCGCGCCTATCTGGCGTTGCCCTAAATCGTGCCGGCTAGCGTGAGAGGACGGTGAGCGTCGATGGATGCGGATCAGACGACGCTCACCGTCCTGCGCCCCACGCCGCGCAAGCCCAACCAGACGGCCCCGGCGCCCGTCGCCTACACAGGCGTCGTAGCCGACGTGCAGCCGACCACCGACCCGCCGTTGGACGTGCAGAGTATGCCCGGTGTGCTCGATCCGTCCAAGTACGTCTGGTATCACATCTTCGTCACACTGGACGATAACCCGCAGTTCACGAAACTGCCGGACATCCGCAATAGCGACCAGTTGCAAGACCTCAACGAAACAGACTTTATCACCAATACGCCGGCGCTCTACCATATCAAGCGCGCCGCGCCGTGGTGGGGCGATCACATCGAAATCTACGCGCAACGGCTGGCGTCAACGCCGGCCTAATCATCGTTAGCGAGGTGCGCTGATGGCTGACGTGTTCACCATCGACGCGCGTGGCCTGCGCGCCTTCGATGGCCGCATCGCCCGCGCCTCTGCGACGCTCACGCAGCAGCGTGACGCGATGCTCACGCGCCTGGCGCAACAAGCCGCCGCGCGCCTCAAAGACGCCGCCCCGCGTGGCAAGACCACCACGGGCGGCGGGCACATGGCCGACCTGTTCCGGCCCGCACCCATCACCGTGACGACCACGGGCGCGACGATCAGTGTCACCAACAGCAAGACGGTCACAGGCGGCGGCAAGACCTACTTTCTGGCCGACCTCGTGGCGTCAGGGACGCAGCCGCACAACATTCCCGGCGCGTTTGGCTACAAGCCGCCGTTCGGCGTCGGTGGGCGCTTCGCTGGCATGTTCCACCCAGGAACCCAGGCCGATCCGTTCATCGCGCGGGCGATGGAGGGCTTCGACCCGTCGCGTGAGGGCCAGAAAGCCGCCGTGAAGGTCATCGGGACGATTGTCGGAACGGGAACGGAGGACGCGTAAATGCCTTTCTCACCCGCGCTCGGCTCCGATGACGTGCTGAACGCCTGGATCGCGTGGCTGGCGACGCAGGCGGCGCCGCTCAACATTCCCGCCTTCAAGTGGGGACCGCCCGAGCCCTACACCGGCGATTATCCCCTCGTCATTGTGACGGCGCAAAGTCAAACCACCGTGCCTCAAAGTGGCTCATCGGTGCAAGAGAGCGGCACGTATCGCCTGTTCTATACCGACATGATCGACGCCACCTATTCCAATCGGGCCGACCTCTTGACGGGCGCGACGCGGTTCGCCGACGCCTTAGAGCGCGCGTTAGCGGCTGAACGCAGCATGACGCCGGGCGCATCTAATCTCGATGGCGCGGTGGTGTGGGCTGGCTTGGGGCAGGGCATCACGAAAGCCTTTAGTGATCTACGCGAGGGCGACGACGCTGATATGTTCCGCGTCTACGCCCTTCCTATCGACATAAGTGTTATGGAGTACATGAAGAATGGCTGATAACGAGACTCAAGAGCCCTACGAGGATGTGCGCTACACCGGCGCGGATGAGATCGGCGTCACGACGGCCGATGGGACGCGCTTCGTCACGAACGGCGATGTGGTGAGCGTGCCGACGCGCGAGGTCGAGGCGTGGCCCACGCCACCGCCGACCGACTGGGAGCGCGTCAATCCGGCCCCATCGATCGCGACAGCGCCTGGACCCGCGACGGCGACACCACAGGCGGCCACTCCGGTACAGCCGGTGAACACGGCGCCCGGTGTCCCCGCCGCGCCTGTTGTTCCACCGGTCGTCGCTGCTCCCACGGAGCCGACGCTTCCTGCGGAGCCGACGCCCTAAAGAGCACATCTAGCCCCATCCCGTTCCCACTTATCATCGACCCTACTAACGCGGCCACGGCCGGAGGTATACCATTATGGCAACGACTGTCTCTGGCCGCGCATATGCGCAGGGCCTTGCCAAGCAAGCCGCCCTCGGAACGGCTGTTCCCCCCTCGTCAACGGTCGGTCTCTGGCCCAAGTGGGAGAACGGCACCAACGCCCAGCCCCAATCGCGCACCAAGAAGTACAACGAGGGCGATGGCTCGGCCTTCCAGTCCCTGAACATCAAGACCGGCCAGTGGGGCATGGCGAAGTTCGTCACCTACGCGCGGCCCAAAGAGGCGGCCCTGCTCGCCACGGCCCTCTCTGGCCCTGGCAGCGATGTACCCGGCGCCCTGGCCGGCGCAAACTATCCCCACGTCATCACCAGGACGGCGGCCGGCGCGTTGCAGCCGCATACCATCGCGGCCAATGTCAGCAGCAACTACTACCGGCAGATCGTCGATGCGGTCTGTCACAAGATGGTCATCTCGGCGTCGAAGGAAGACCCGCTGCTCAAGCTGGACGCGGACTTTCTAGGCCTGACCAACAGCCAGGGCGGCACACTGGCGACAAGCTCCGTCTTGACTGACCTCCCCTTCGGCTACTTCGGCGGGACGTGGGTCGCGCCGGTCACGTCGCTCAACGGCCAGGTGACAGGCTTCACCTGCACGATCGACAATGGCGTCTCCCCTGAAAACTACATTGGCGAGACCGTCACGCCGAACCCGTTCAGCGGCACGATCACCCTCGTCACGCTCGAATTGGACGTGTTCTGGACCGATGGCGGGGCCGCCGCCGCCGCGTACTTCAACAACGGCACGACCGACAGCCCGCTCTTGCCCACGAGCCCCTTTAGCGCCTCGTTTCAATGCCAGAGTGACGCCACGCAAACCTTCCTGCTGTCGTTGCCGAACGTGAGCTTTGACTCGACGGTGCTGACGCCGGCGACGGAGGGCGCGCCGATGCCCGAGAAGCTGACGCTGCAGGCTGTCAAGGTCGGCGCGGTGGCGCCCTACCAAATCACGGTCAATCTGCCCGTCGCGGCGGCCTATTAGGCTGGTGAGATAATGACTGATCCACACATGACGGCTAGTATGCCGGTCTTTACGCTCGGGAGCGTCGATAAGAAGCTCTTCCAGATCAATGACGGGCGCGGTGGGACATACATCCTTGAGGTGGATTTGCCGCTGCGCCTGATGGCTGTCCTGATGCAACACGGAACGGATTTGGCGAACAACCAAATCAGCACAGCGGCCATTGACGACCTTATTACAGGCATGACGCAGATGTTTCAGCGTCATAGCCCTGACATGACACGCGACGAACTGATAGACCTGTTCACGGTGAGCGATCTTATCCAGTTACTACAGATTGTTTTTACCCTGATGCGGGGTGGAGCGACCGCAGCAACGGAGGCGGCCACGGCTCCCACAGGGGGCAAGGCGACGACGACGAAGCCCGCGCGCTCAAAGAAAAGTACCGGCGCGGCGAACTCCGCTCCGGCTTCGACGCCCCACAAGCACTCGGATCAGCCAGCGGTCAAGGTGACGCAGGACTGGCCGCCCCAGCCGGAGTAGACCAACCACCGTTCGTGCTGCGCGACCTCGTGCTTGAGGTGTGCTGTAGCGCGCCCGGCCAGTGGTCCGAGGATGCGGTGTGGGACATGCCCGTACACCGTTTCTGGCACACGCTCGGCTACGTACGCTATCGCGAGTATGAGCGGCGGCGCGAAGGCGTTGAGATGCTAGCGGCGCTCTTCGGCGGTGGCGGGCGCTAGCGGGATACGGGCAACGTTGTTGATGGAGACATACATATATGGCTTGTCGAACACAACGACGGGGACGATGCGCGTATCATCGAACTCTCCAGCAGGGCCACCTGACAACGTGATATCACATGTGGCATACCCGTCCGGCCAGGGGCGTCGTTTTGACTGTGCGGCCCAGAGGTCGTACAGCAACTCGTGCGTTTCACGGCTCGATAGATCCCACTCGCCAGGACTAACGGCCAGCAACGCCGCTAACCTTAACATAGGTGTATAGCCATCCGGCATCGATACCTCGGCCCGTGCCAAATCCTCGAAGTTCATCACATCATCCATCCTTTCTCTTGCCTATAGTATCGCTGTTTGTGAGGTGTCCTTGTGTCGAACAATGCCCAATCAAACTAAAGAGCGATGCGGGCACGGTAAGCGTAAAACTCTTCGGGCGTTTTCGCGTTCTTGCTTCGATTGCAGTAAGGGCAGGAAAATGTTAGATTGCTCGGCCAGTTGGAACCGCCGCGCGCAAGAGGGATGATGTGATCCATATGCATGTCAGATTGCAACTTACAGGCGCAATAGGCGCACAAGCCTTGCTGCCGAGACAGGATGGCTTCGAGGTCCGCGACGGTCCAGAAGCCTTCGGCCTGAGCCTCACGGGCGCGTCGCTTCAATCGGTGTAGCCGAAATAGATGCGGATTGTTCCGATAGTAGCGTTGGTGCATGGTACGTACTTGTTCCCGATGGTTGAGCCAGTACATGCGATTTAAGGCGTTAAGGTGGTCTTTATGGCTACGATAATACTCTTGGCTAGCCCGAAGCGATTTATCTCGGTGCGCCCAATGCCAGGCGCGAACCCTAGCTTTAACCTGATCTTTATGGGCGTCGTACCATAGCTTCTGATAGGCGCGGTTAACGTCGCGATTGCGCAGGCGCTCTAGGGCTCGACATGTCTTACAGGTGCTACGCCGACCGCACGCGCCTAAAAGCTGTCTATCGAAACTTTCCAGGCTCTTTGTGTTAAGACACGCGGTACATGTCTTTTCGAGGGTGAAAAGTGGTAACTGTCCTGGTTGAGGTAGACTCATAGTATCATCACTCCCGTTACTGGTTTGAGTGGTGGTCATGCCCTCGGATGTTTCAGCATCGCGGGGGCTTTTCGTTACCCTAATTATATCATTTAGAGAGGTCGAACATGAGCAATTCGGGCAACTCGACCTCTAATGTTCAGATTATATTCAACGGCGTTACCCAAAACCTTGATACTGCTCTCAAAACTGTGCGCGGCCAATTGGCTGGTACAGGCGTCGATGCGAGTGCGACGGGCGACAAGCTCGCCAAGATGAGCGAAGGCGAGGCCAAAGCGGCCCACGAGGCGAAAAGCCTCGGTGAATCGGTGAAGATCGCCTCAGAACTTGTGGGGACGCTGGGCGTAGAAAGTGGCGAGACCTATGGGAAGCTTATGTCACTCCGTATGGGCGCGAGTGAACTGACCGGCTCTTTTGCAAATCTTAAAGCGGGTTTGGTTGGCGGACTAGGATTAAGCGCCGCTTTTTTCGGCGCGTCTTTCTTGAAAAGTTCAATAGAGGACTCCATCGCCGGTGAGCAGGCCACCAACCAACTGCAAGCCGCGCTCCGCAAGACGCCCGGCGCGTTTCAAGAGACCAACAAGGCCATCGAGGAGTCGTCGACCACCTGGGCCAAGTTCGGTATCTCGGTCGGCGTCCTGAAAGCCGCCGTGGCGCAAGGCGTCGGCGCGGGTATCAATCCCGAAACGATCATCGGCCAGCCGGGCAAGATCGCTGACCTGGCGAAGGCGCTGGGCGAGGATGTGCCCACGGCGCTGGGCGAGATTGAGCGTGGCGGGCGTGGCGCCCAGCGCGTCATTAGCCGGCTGAACCTGTCGCTGATGGATCAGCGCCGCACGATGCAAGAGTTAGCTAACCCCCATATGAGCGCCAACGACCGCACGCAGTTCCTCTTGAACCGCGTCCAGCAGACCGCCTTCGCGGGGCAGGGCGCGGCGGGCACCAAGGGCGCGCAGGGCCAGATTGCCGCCCTGAACGCCTCGTTGGCCGATCTCAAGGAGACGGTAGGCACGTCGCTGTTGCCGGTGCTGACGGACATGGTGAGCAGCTTCACGGGGATGATCCAGGGCGCGAACTCAATGCTGTCGGCCGTGGGCGGCTTGTCCACCTTCCTGCAAGCGACGTGGAAGCCCGCGCTCATTGGTATCTCGACCATTTTCCTGGGGCTGAAAATAGCGCACTCGGCGTTGGGGGATTTCATCCGCAGCCGGCTGCTGGGTGATGTGTCGGCGGCCGCTGGCGGCTTTGCCGAAGAAGCGGTCCAAGCGACCAAGGCGAGTGACGCTATTGGGTCTATCCCGCCGGTGGTGCGCACCATTGCCATGTTCAACGCCACTGACGCGAGCGCGTTCAAGGATGCCTACCTACTGAACCTGAGCCGCATCCCTGGCGCGCTCATTCCCGGCTTGGGGGGGGCGCCGCAGCCGGCCACGGTTCCCACGTTCGTTGCAACCGGCGCTGAAGCCAATTTGGCGCACTACGAGGGTGAACTGGCGACGGTTCCGGCAACGGTCACGACAACCCCCTCATTCGCGGGGGCCGTCCTTCCGACGTTGGCCGTGACCGCCGTTGCCACGGTGGCGACAATAGCCGTCATGGACGGCGCGCTCAAGCCAGTGATGACGGCGCTCGGCAATCTCACGGGGCATGTCACCTCTGTCGTGGATGACGCGGCATCTCCCGTGTTTTCAGGGGTGGGACACGTCGCGTCCTGGGTCTACGATACGCCTATCGCGCCATCGTCTATTGTGGAGCATGTAAAGGGATGGGTGCTCGATACGCCACTCCCCAACCCGCAGGCGGTTGCTGTCCATGTCGGGTCATGGATTATGGATGCGTTGCCGCAGCCCGCCGCTGTCCCCGGCCACATTGGGTCATGGATACTCGATCAGCCGCTGCCTGACCCGAAGGCCGTATCGGCGCACATTGGACAGTGGATATTTGACAGCCTACCTGGCACGGTTGAGAACCTGACGGGCTCGATCAAGCACTGGTACACGTCGCCGGGCCCGAGTCTAAGCGACCTAACGGCCACCATCACACATTGGGCCTTTGGTGGGGATGCCAAGAAAGGCGTCACAGTCCCAGGTACGGCGTCCATTAGCGGTGTGGCGATGAAGGCCGGCGTCATCGCGTCCGTTGACGGCACGTTCACCGTTGGCCGCGTCGTCTTGCCCAAGAAAGAGAGCGTGACGGTCAGCGGCACAGCTAAGGTCACGAGCGTCAGCCTGCCCCCAGGAACGACGTTCACGGCGACCGGCAAAGGCGACATCAACAGTATCTCGGTCAAGAAGGGCACGACCATCCAGGTCGGCGGCGCGGCTGAGATCAACAGCGTCCATGTCAAGCAGGGCATCACGATCAGCAACGTTCGCGGGACCGTGCAAATCGACAATGCGACCGTGGCCCCTGGTAAGAAACTCACTGTGGGCAACGTCGGCGGCACGGCGATCATTGACAATGTGATCCCCGCGCCGGGTAAGCATCTGACGATCAGTGGCGTCAAGGGCAGCGCTGAGATCGACGGCGTGACCCTGAAACATGGCGCGACGGTCCACGTCACCAGCGGATCAGCGACGCTGGATACGGTCAATGCCAAGGGCCTCACGCTGAGTGCGGGCGCGATCAGCAACGCCGTTGGCTTCGGTTCTAATCATCCGCTGCCGCTGTACTTCAAGCCGGAGCTTGCGCCGGGCGCGAAATGGCCGACCGGGCCCGGCGCCAGCGGCACACCCGCCGGTGGTGGTGGTGGTGGTGGCACGGACTGGGCAGGCATGATCGAGTCAGCCGTCGTCTTTTCCGTCGTCGGCGCGCTTGTGAGCAAAGGCGGTTCAGCAGGTATCGGCAAAATCAAGGGCTTGTTTGACGACTCCAAGGGGCCAAAGCCACCAAGCAGTGGAGGCTCATCGGGGTCCGTTGACGCGGAACTATCACTTTTACAGCAAGATGCGCAAGCATCTGAGCAGAAGGCAGCGGCTGATGCCGCGCGTCGCGCGACGCAGGGGTCGGCGAACCCGGCCAACCGGACGCTCACGAAGCCGCCCGCGGCTGTCCATCAGCCGGAACCCGCGCGTCCCGGATCGGTCGCGTCCCGGAAGTCCACATCCACGACGCCTTCGTGGGCGCAAGACCTCAATTTCGGGCATGACATTCAGGGAGCGTTCGATACAGGCATTAAAGCCCTGAGCATTGGAGCGCCGCTCGGGCTCGTACTCGTGGGCGCGTTCAAGTCGGGCGGCGTCATCAAGGCGGCGGCTACAGGGCTGGCCGGGACTGTTGAAGGCGCGTTTGCGTCCATCATCGCCCTTATCAGCTTCCCCCTCAAGGGGTTGACGACGACGAACAAGCCGGGGCAGAAAAGCGGGCCGACCGTGGCCGCCGCCTTCGCGGGCGCGGGCCTTGACCTTGAAATACTTGGATTGGGAAAGGCTGTTGTGGGCAAGTTCAGCGATGGCGTGAAGGCTGGCTGGGGCACGCTCACGCAACGCATCTCAGCCTTGTTCAACGATCTCATCAACGCTGTGCTGGCTCCAATCAACGCCCTGCTGAAACACTTACCCGGCAATCACCAAATCCCACTTGCAGGCGCGAGTACCAGTAAAACCCCAGGCGATACGGGTAAGGGTGGATCAGGCTCTTGGGGCAACAGCTTCAATGTGGCCAACATTAATCCGGCGGTCTTGCATCCTCCGGCGCACGTCCTACCGCATCACGCGCCCGTCGTGCATCATCATGCGACGCATCATACGGTGCATCACCACAAGGCGGGTGACACGTACCACGTCACGGTCAATGAGTCCAGGACGCCCCGCGAGACCGGCGACGTGGTGCTTAAAGCCTTGTCGGCGGCGGCGCAGCGCAAAGCCAGGCACGGGCGTTAGCTTAGAGGAGCATATTAACCAAGTTATTGAGTGTTACTTTTACTCCATCGCCATTAAGCGATGAGACGATGCGAATGGTGTTTGTCTGGTCGCTTATAGGTGAGGGGAGGGCGGCAATAGCAATGATAGCAGTGCTCGGTTTGCTTCGTTGAAGTTGCCGAACGACATAGAAAATGGGTGTACCGATGAGGATAAGCAAGTTGATTAAGCCCATAGTAGGATTGGATGCCACCGGCAGCGCGCTAGTCATGGCTAGTATGACTACCTCTACGACCAATATGCCCATCCCGATTAGTATCCACAGCACTAAGCCCCAAAAGGTCACTCGTGCAGAAGATAAGTAGATTTTCTTGCCTCTAATCTCTAAGTGAGGCTGCATAGTTGTTTCTATGAGAGCGATATCATTGAGCGCCGCCCAATGGCTGACAACGCGCCGAACATCGACGGTCCCACTAACTGATGGTATTGTTTTTTCGTACACGTCACTCCACCTCCTCTTCGCGCACTAGCATACTCCATCATCTCTCTATACGCAAAGAACGCGCCAACGGGGAGGTTGTCGTATGGCCCAATTCGTGTACAGCGGCAACGGCTACCCTTTCAATTCAGGCGTCTTTCTGTGCACGGAAGTCCCCGGCACACAGAGCAATCCGGCGTTGTTGCAATATGGACAGGCCAACAAAATAGGCGTGATCGATGACGTGACGCCCGTGGCCGCGCTGGGCCGCGTTTTCCTCGAAGTGGGGACGCTTTTCGTGCCCGCCGTCACGCTCTCGTATGACCTGCCGCCCGGCCCGCTTGTCAATGGTATCGGCGGGACCATGACCGCGCTCCAAATCAAAGCGGCGCTGCTGGCGATGGCGCAGGCGCAGCACAACGGCGCGCTGACGCGCTATCAGGACACCGAAGGCAATTCATGGCTAGGCGGGCTCATTCTGACACAGGACTCATTCGAGCGGCAGCCGGGTGGCGGCGTCAAGATTGACGCGTCCTTTGTGCAGGTCTCCTAAGAACGTCGATTGGAGACATGAACCATGCAATCTTTTGCGCAGACGAGCAGCGCGGGCACGGCCTACGGGGCGTCGTCTATTCCCAACGCGATCAATGCACATGGCGGCACACGTAAGATGGCCTGGCAGATCGACGCGCTTAATGGCGACAAGAGCTACAAGAGCGACTTGACGCCGTTCGTCACGTCGTTTGAGGTGGCGCATGACGCCGATCAGCCGATCCATCGCACGCTGACGCTGGATATGGTGGAAACGGCGGCCAGTCAGATGGTCACGGTGCAGGGCGGCATCGTGACCTCAGCGGGCGTGGCCTACTCGACGGACCTTGTGCGCCCTGTATGCCATATCTACATGCCGGACGGGGGGTATGTCTCGTACCCCCTGGGCATATTCAAGTGGAAAAGACCGGGCGCGCAGGACCCCGGCTATGCCGTCGTGCGCCATGGCGCACTCAGTGACCTGTCCTATATCGTCAGTGAAAATGAGGCGACCAGCAGCGCGACGGGCATCCCGTTGTACCTGCCGGCGGGGGCCTACGTGATCGACGTGATCCACGCGATGCTCGTCAATGGCCTGGATGGCACGAATAACGTCGGCAACCCCTCGGTGAACGGCGTGCCCGGCTGCGACATCCCAACCACCTGGATACCCGCGACATGGCCGACCAGCAGTACCCTGACGGCGGTGATGGCTCCTGGCTACACCCTGGCCGAGGGGACATCGTACCTCGATGAGATCAATAAGCTGCTTGGCTACATCAAGTGCTACCCGCTGTGGGTCGATGAAACAGGCATGTTCCAGATCACGCCCTGGCCACCGAATCAAGATTATACCGTCATCGCGCCAACCTACACCTACGATAGTCAGGTCGATTGCATTATCATGCCCGGTGTCTCGGAAGAGATACAACTTGACGGGATCAAAAATGTTGTACAAGTGATCGTCGAGGATGCCAGCCGCGTCCCCATCTACGCGATTGCGCTGAATCACGATACCCACAGTCCGTACAATTGCTACCCGCCCGCGCCGCCGCCGCCTCCCCCTCCCGCCCTACCGGGGCCTGGGCCTTATGGCATCGGGCCGTTCGTGGATGTGATCCATGCCACCGGCATCCCCTCAGCAACAGATCAGAATTGGGCGCAGGCCTATGCGAATCAGCAGTTGATGTTCCACATGTTCCTGACCGACATCGTGACGATGGAGACGGCCGTGAACCCCGCGCACCAGAACCTCGACGTCATCGCGCTCAATATCTACCAGCAAGATGTGAAAGCCGGGAACGCGCAGAATGTGCCATTCGTCGCGTCGGAGAAACTGCCGGGGCTCACGGTATCGGAGCGCTTTCAGGAGAAAGCCTGGACGATCAAAGCAGCCCTGCCTCAGTTGACCGGAGCGAAGGTGGTAGCGGGCGCGGCCGGCGTCACGATTGATCTTGGCAACCGTAACCAGAAGCAGGGCAGTGTGATGACCCATGTGTTACGTCGCGTCACGAGTGTTTTCCATCCTTTCGACAGTACCGGCACGAGCACGATAGGAATGAGTTAGAACCATGGTCACACCCACCCACGCACGCCCTGGCGACGAGGCGGCGGTCGACCGCGCCGCCACGCGTGCCGTGGATGATCTGACCGCGTTCGTCCTCAACACGCTCGACACGCGCAAGCCGATGGTGGTACGGGGTGTCGTCACAGCGATCACGCGTGACAGTACGGGCATTAACGAAGTGTCGATCCAGCGCACCGGCCAACACAGCGCTGACCCGTCGCCCTACGTGGTCTACGCGCAAGGCTTCGTGCCCATCGTCGGTGACCGGATTACCCTCCAGAAACTCGGCTCCTCGTGGCTCGTCGTCGGCGCGGATCACGGCGGACGCCCGAATGAGCACACCATCGCCTACACCGGCGGCAGCCATCGAAAGTACAACGCGGCGCGCGTCAAGCAACATGAGCACTTTGATACACACCATGCCGTTCACTACGCGACGGACGGCGCCACGGTGGCTCATCATAACCACCCCAGCGGTCACAAAGCGCATACGGGCGATCACATTCAGAACGCCCAGGCGCTCGACGCGAGCGGCAACGCGACGGGTCTGTTCCACAAGAAGACGCACAACACGGCGACGGCGCGCTACGAGCACTATCAATCGGGGACCATCGTGCGGCACCATGCCGTCACGGGCGATCACGGACACTACTCCGATGGTCAGTTAATTCACAACATCGTGACCGTCGGCGCGCACGCGGGCCAGACCAAACACAAGCAGCACAACACGACGGCCTACCACCTGAGCGGCGATGACGGCGCGGGCCGGCTCCATGGACAGCACGCCTCGGGCAACCGTGCCTGGGATCATGACGGTGTCGCGCACCGTGTGTATGGGGGCAGCCGAGGCAACACCAATGAACTGGTGCGCTTCGAGGGCTCGGGTTCATCGAACGGCGGCCTGGCGCGCTTCGGGCAAACGAACAGCACGTCGCTCCATGGCCTCGGTGATGATGGGACCGGCAAGTTCTACGCGGCGCACGCGAACGGCAACCGCGTGATAGATCACGACGGCACGCTCTGGCAGCAGTACGCGGCCAACGTCGTGGCCATCACGCACGACGGCCAGACGCACCGCGTCTATAGTAGCGTGGGTGGCTACGCTGAGGTCGCGCGCCATCAATCGAGCGGCGCGGGCGGCGGTGGCCAACTGGCCCTCAAACTCTATAACACCACCACCGCGCAGACCCATCTCATGGGTGACGATGGCGCGGGCAAACTCCACCTCAAACACGGCGCCGGGAACAAGGTGCTCGATCACGATGGCACAACCTTGCAACACTATGCGGGGGGTGTCGTGGCGGCGCAACACGTCACCTCAGGTGCAGGCGCCAAACATCGTATCGCCCGGAGCGCGACCACCTGGCATGAGATCGGCGAGGATGGCACGGGCAAGTTCGTCGCCACCATAAACGGCGTCAAAGGGTGGGATCACGACGGTACGACCGCGACTACCTACGGCGGCGGCGGTTTGCCGGCCACGACGCACGATGGGACGACACACACCGTCTATGGCGTTGGCTCATCGGCTCGTATCCCCTCATCGCGCTCACGGTTTATCAGCGGCAATAGCGCCGTCGTGGACATCATGCGCGACGGCACGGCTTTCCACAGTGTCGGCGACGATGGCACGGGCCTGCTCTACCTGAAACACGGCCTGGCCGGGGCGCGCGTGCTCGACCACGACGGGACCACACTGCGCCACTACGGGGGTGGCGTGTTGGCGGCGACACACAACGGAAGCGACTTCTCAACCTACATTGGCGCGGCGCGCGTCGCCTCGATGCAGGCCGTTGGCTCATCGGCCCGTCAGTTCCTGTCGATCAACACGGGCAATCTCTCGCACTGGATCGGCGATGACACGACCGGAAACCTCTCGCAGTTCTCAAACGGGCAGGTCTACCTCTACACCAACGCCAACACCAGCGGCAGAAAGCACACCTTCAACGGTGATGTCTATACGTTGCCGCAGGGGCAGACGATGGACAGCGGCATTGGCGGCGCATCCGAGGTCCGCCTTTTGCCGCAGGGATCACCGTCCGGCTATGGCAAGGGCGCGATCAAGCAATCGTCACACTCGACGACGATCTTGACGCCGAGCGTGGGCGCGACGGTTCCGACCACAGGCGGCGGCATTACCAACGGCGGCGGGAGTGGCGACGCGAACCTGGCCGCCGGCCACTTCAAGTTTGCCGGCGCGAATCTGTGCTACGGTACAACGCCCTCGACCTACCGCCATGGCAACACACATCCGGCGTTCAACAGCGGCTACGGTATCAACCCCGAGGGGACGGGCGGCACCGGGACGGGTTTCACCGAGGTCGATACGCATAGCGATGGCGGCATGTACCTCTACGGCACGACGTACACCGGGGCAGCCTGGTCAGGGACGGCGTACTTCCAGACGGAGGTTATCAACTAACGACTATGCGCCTGCATCGCCTCGCTCTCTTCGCGCCGGATGGAACCTGCCTCACGTTCGCCATCGACGGCTTTCCGAACCAGCACCATATCGTCGTGCCTGCTCAGCCCTATAAGTGGGGTGAGCCACCCATCGCGGCCTACCATGTGCCGATGGACGACGACAAGGAGCATTGGCTACGCCTCTACAGCGAGTGGATGATCTACTGCGACCCGGCCACGCGCGACCAGGGGCACGGCCATGCCGGCTATCTCTCGCACCGTGGCGGCACGCCGCATACCGATCCGCGCTATGCCCACGTCCGGCTGGGTGGCCTGTTGACGTGGCATCCTGATCACCAGGAGCCACACCCACGCGTCAAGGCGCACATGGAGATGATCCGGCCCATGAACGATCACGCCTTCTATCTGCACCACTACGGCGCGGGCCATCCGGTCGAGGCGTCGGGCCTGCCAGGCAACCAAGGAGGCTAAGGCCGAATGGGCAATCTCAATCCCGACGTGCGCCTGCGGCTCCTCTCGGGGACGTACCACATGGACTACGACGGCAGCGTGACGCTCGAACACACCTGTCAACTCATTGGCCTGGATGGGCAACCGCTCGCGTCCGGTTCCAGCTACGGGAAACGGTTCGCGCCGAATGCGTGGCATACCATGACGCTGCCCGCCATGGTGAACGCGACGCATCTTGAGCACCACGCGCACCTTGAACTCAATTCACCCACGATGGAGGATACGCCGCTGCATCTGCATCCGCACGGGCATCCGCTTGTGGATGTGTCGCGCTTCCCGGTGACGTCGCCCGCGCCCGCGCCGCTGTCGCGTGACGATCAAATCAAGCTGCGTGATGCGATCATCGCCGCCAAGACCGCCGAGTTAGGCGTCACGATTGATCCGCGCACCCATCCCCTCACCCTGACAGAAGAAGGAGGGTAATTATGTCAAGTGGATACGAATTACTGGCGACCGATCTACGCGCACGCCTCTCGACGATCACCATGAACCTGCGCACGACGATGGACCAAACACGCGACTTCTTGATCCGGCTCGCTGACTATGGCCCCACGGCGCTGCAAGCCACGTATACGGCGTCAGGGTCAGCCACGGCGACGCAGGACGCCGCCGACCTCGCGGCGGCACAGCAGGCCATGACGGACATCATTTCGTTCACCACCTACGTGCCGGCTACCGTGCCGACGCGCACGGACAACACGGCGGGGACGGCGGCCGTCACCATCAGCGTACCTATTGGCTCCTACGCCGTCGTGAGCGCTGATCCGACGACGATAGGGCTCCTAAAGAGCATCGGGACCGACAAGGGGCTAGCAATCAGACGGCCCTCTCCCTTAATAGCGGGATATTAACATGACGACACTGACTGATCGCTACGACGCCGGCTGCGCCGCCCTTGACGAATTAGGTCAACAGATCGCCGTGCACGAGGCCGACCTCCAGGCGCTGCGTGAAGCACACACGCGCCTGGCGGGCCGCCTCGACGAGCTGGCCGCGTTACAGGCGCTGGGCCTGGGCCTAACCACCATCCCCGACGCCGCGCCATCCAGCGGACTCGATCAATCACCCCCACCGCCGCCACAGGATATCCCGGCGGTCCTAGAACAAACGTCCGCGCCTACTCCGGACTCCTAAACAGCCCAGCCTACATCACCGAGCGGGACGCACCGACGACGCCCATAGCGCCTCAGCGGAGGCCGCGTCCCTCGACGACCAGTCCCCCACTGACAGAGACCTGGCCGCCGTGCCTTCCAGGATACCAGCCCATCCCGTCGCGGCACGCGATTGGCCCCGTCGCCCTAACGCCCATCGGAGAGGACGACATTGCATGGACTTCACGCACTCGCTTACCGTTGTCATCGTTCAAGCCGTCCTCACACTCACAGGAGGATGTGCGTTGGCGTGGTTTGGCTGGAAACTCAACCAACACGCGAAAGCCGTCGCCTCAAAGACAACCGTATCTGTCTCTGTACCAACGCCGCCATCCGTGCTGATTGATCCTGACCTAGGTGCGCGTTTGGTCTGGAAGGACGGACGGATCACCGAGCTTGAGCATCAGATTGACCGCGAACGCCTGGAGCATACCGAGGAGTTGGCGAGTCGCAATCGCCTCATCTCCAACCTACGCGATGAACTTGTGTTGGCGGGCATCCGGACGCCGCATGAGGGGTACACCCAAACAGCAGCGGAACGCACCGCCGAGTCGCGCACGAACGAGAGTCAGCGCATCGTGGCCGCTGATGACGGCGCGGGTATCGGCGACGGTGGATTGATCCACGGCGAACGGGACGGTAAAGGCAAAGAACAGGAGGATGGATAGATGGATACCGTCATGAGTAGCCCTTTTTTCAGTGAGACACTCTCATTTCGCATCGACGCCGAGGCGGTCCTTGTCGCGGCGCTGATCGGCGTCGTCCTGTCTCTGTGTACCCACTACCTCTTTTATGGTCGGTTACGTTCGCTCTACCGTGAGTTCGCGGTCGTCGCTGGTCTTTTTTGCACGACAATTGGCTGGGGGGCCAATCTCCTCCTGAGTGCGCTGCAACAGATCAGCGGCGTGCCGGGCGCTGATCAGCATTGGTCCTCCTACATCTTCTGGGCGTGCCTGGGCCTGGGCATCGCACTGGGCATGATGCTCGGCTACAACCTGCACATGGCACTATTCCACGGCCGTCAGATACGCCTCGGCGGGCGCATCATCGTCAGATTGCCTGATTGGCGCAAGGATAATGACCATGGCTATCGGTAATCCACTTGAGATGGCGTGGTCCTGGTTCCTGTCCTGGTTCATGTCTGCAGCGGTCGACACAGACACGACGTGGCAAGGGATCGCTTCAATCATCGTGTTTGGCCTTGTGGCCGGCGTCGTCATTGACGTGACAAAGATAGTCCCCCGCACGCGCTGGGTCACGCAGGCGCTACTCATGTACCTATTCCTGGCCTTGATGTTTCAGGTCGGCTTCGGGTTGCCGAAGTACTGGTATGGCCATACGGGCCACTATGCAAACAGCGTCGTGGGCTTCCTGTTGCTCTCTACGTTCTATGTGGCGGTGGCCCTTGGGATGAAAGCAACGCGGATAGCGCGAGGAGTGGCGGGGCGCGCCACGCCACAGCCAGAGAATAAAAGGAGTACGTGAACGATGAGTATGCAGGTAAGTTCTAGGATCAAGCGCGCCACGATCACGGCGACCGTGACGCGCGCCGATGGCACGGTCGAGGAGTTAGGCGTCGTCGCCTTCCATGAGTCCAACCCCCTCAAGCGGGCCGTGTTGCGGCTGAAACAGATGCGCGGTGAGCGCATCGAGGAAAGCGATGTGCTCGCTCTACGCGGCGAGAAGGAGTAAGACACGATGGCGACGGTTATTAGCAACGCGATGCGCTCGATCTATACCAACCTCGTCGGCGGCCTCGGTGGCACGCCTCCGAACAACTGGGGCATTGGCTCCGGCGCCGGGACATCCGCCGCGACGGATACGACGCTGTTTACCGAATACACGACGGCCACATGGGCCGGCTACGTCCGCGTCAACGCAGCCCCGACCCGCCAAACGACGACGCTGCCCAACGACACGCTCAAGTGGGGTCCATCATTCACGGCGGGCGCCGCGCAGACCGTGACCAACGCCGGCACCTTCGACGCGGCCACGGCCGGCTCGCTTGGGATTAAGTCAGATTTCACGGGTATCCCCTTGAGCGCGGGCGATTCTCTAACTCTCAACGCGACGCTCCAATTTACGTAAGCCACTCAGAGAAAAAAGGAGCGCCGCGCGATGGCCCTGATCGACCAATACACCCTGAGCAGCGACGCCGCCTTCGCGGCGCGCGTCGCCATGGCGCTCACGAACGCACTTGACGCCATCGAGACCGAGCCCGCGACCACCACCAACCACGCCGCGAACCTGGCCTGGGTTAAAGCTCTGCGGCAAAACCCCGGCAACATTTTGCAGCAGTTGTGTTTAGGCGCGGCGGCTGACAGCAACGTGCTCGCGGCGTACACGTCGGCGACGCCGCACTCATCGAACGCGATCCCTGACACCACGATCCAGACGGCGGTGAACGGACTCGTGACAAGCGCCGAGGGGGTTTGATATGGCTGCGCCCTCGATGACTTTAGCGGCGCTCGGCAACGTCGCCAACGCGGTGGCGTTGGCGGCGGCGGGCACCGACACCTACAACATCTATCCTGGCGCCACCGGCACGGGCAACGTCGCTATTCCCACCAGCACGGTCTACGAGACACAGATCGAAATAAAGGTCGTGGCGGGCGCGACGGTCTCGACCACGAACGGCTTTACGGTCAGTTGCTACGCCGGATCAGGCAACGGCGCGCCACCTGACTTCGAGACCGTGCCATCCGTGTCGTATAGCTCGGGGAACATCGCCGCGTCGGGCACAGCGGCGCGCAAGCTGTTCTTGCAGACCTCACCGGGATGGAGAATCAGCGTGACGAATAATGACGGCACGAACGCGGTTGCATCCTTGACGATCACGGCCGATACCTTTAGCGGAATTGCCTAGCCAAGCGAGGTAGCGCAGCATGGCGATTACCTTGCTACGGCGACACGCGGGGCAAAAACCGTTCCTTGGCGCGCGGCTTGATCCCACGCATCCATTGGCGCGTGGTCTGATGGCCGCCTACCACCTCAACGAGGGCGGGGGGACGACCCTCAACGATGCGACGGGACGGAGTCCCGCCACTGTCGCGGGCGGCCCTCCGTGGATCAGTGGGCCGCAAGGAGCGGCGCTACGGTTCGCGGGCACAGGGGCACAGTACGCCGCGACACCCGACGCTCCATGGCTGGCAACCGGCGCGGGCGATGTCACCTACGAAGTATGGGCCAACCCTAGTCCCGCACAGACAGGTTTCCTCCTGACCAAACGGGATAGTAGCGTCTACACGCAGACGAGCTTATTGATCGCCGGCAACTCCGAGGGCGGAACAGCGGGATCGAATTTCTGTATGCTCCTCTACCAGGGAGGAGCCACGGCGCCCCAGCGTGGTTTTAAGAGCGTCGCCGCAGTCGCGGATGGGAATTGGCACCACTTTGTCGGAGTATACAATGGGTCCACCGCCTCTGCCAGCCTGTACGTCGATGGGGTAGCGGTCCCCGTCACGGTCGATTACAACGCTGGCACTCCCCCGAACGTGACAAACACAGAGCCCCTGTCTATCGGGGCTGGTGCGCAGGGCGGCGCGCTACCGCTCACGGGATCAGTGGCGGTCGCGCGCGCTTGGTCCCGCACCCTGTCCGCCGCCGAAGTCGCCACTCTTTACACCGACCCCTACGCCATGTTCCAGGCCCCGCGCCTGATCGTGCCCGCGAGCGCGGGCGGTGCGCTCAAGAGTCAAACGCTGACAGCTGCACAAGCCACAGCCCCCCTTCTCAGCCGCGCCACGGCGAAGCAGCTAGCCGCGCTCCAGGCGTCTGTCCCGCTGCTCCAACGCGCCACGGCCCATGGGGTGGCGCTCGCGCAAGGTGGCCTCACGACACTGACGCGTGCGATCACCAAAGGTGTGAGCGCCGCACAAGCCACGTCCGCGCTCCTCTCAACACTCAAGGCAAAGACACTCATCGTCACAGCCACACAGGGGACCGTGGCCGGCCTCGCCCGTGGCATCGCCAAAGCCGTAGGTGCGACACAAGGGACGACGCCAGCTCTCGCCCGTGGCATCGCCAAGGCCATAAGCGTGACGCAAGCCACACTGACGATCCTCTCATCTCTCAAGAGCAAGGTACTGACGCTCACCGCCGTACAATCAAGCACCCCTGTACTGACACGCTCCTTTGGTCGCGTTGTGACCGCGACGCAGGCAAGCACGGCCACACTCCAGCGCGGGTTCAGTAAAAGTGTCGCGGCGACACAAACGACGCTTACCACACTGGCGGCGCTCAAGAGTAAAATCATAGCGTTCGCGCTCACACAGGCGAGCGCGCCCGCGTTGGGGCGTGGCGTTACCAAGAGCATGGCCGCGGCACAGTCGTCCACACTGGTCGTCGCGCGGGGCATCGCGCACGCTCTGACCGCGACACAGGCGACGAACACGCTCCTCTCCACGCTCAAGAGTAAGATCGTCGCCCTGGCCGCTCTCCAGGGATCAGCGCCGGCCCTGACGCGCGCTATCGTCAAGCCACTGATGGTCGTGCAAACGAGCGCGACGGCGATCAATCGTGTTGCCGCTAAAGGGCTGGCATGGATACAAGGGACCGCCTCAACGCTGGGCGTGGGGCGGGGCCGTCTGATCGCGTTGGCCGTCACGCAAGGCTCACTGGCAACGCTCACGCGCGCCACGTCACGCGTGGTGGCGCTGGGTCAATCGAGTACGGCGACGCTCACGCGGGGCGTCACACACAGCCTCACGGCACTGCAAGGCGCGTTGGCGGCGCTGACCAGTGGCAGGGGCCGTATCGTCGTCCTGACCGTCGCGCAAGCCAGTCTACCCGCGCTGACGCGGAGCATGGGCAAAAGTCTGAGCGCGACGCAGGCCACCGTTGCAGGGCTGGGCCGCGCCATCGGTAAAGCGCTGGGGTGGCTACAAACAGCTATTGCCACGCTGACGACACATCAACAGGGGCCGGGGACCGCGCCGGAGCTGCCACGCCTCGCCTATAGCGTCGTGTGGCGCGGCCTCACCTACAACGCGCCGTGGCGCATCATCCAGTACACCTACCAGATGGGAGCCGCTATGGCTGTGACGATTGTTGGCACTAACTCAATTGACACGCTCGATCAGGGCCTCGTCGCCTCCCTGACCATTACCAATATCCCGACCGGAGTGACGCTGGGACAACCCACGCTCGTCGATGTGCTCAATGAAAACCTCGCCTCGCTCTCCCCGACCCATATGCTCGCGTTTGTCACCGGCGCGTTGACGCTGACGCAGACCGGAACGACGGCTGTCCTGTCGTTTGCCGTGGGCAACGGCGCGACCGTGCCGAGCGACGTGGGCGCGGAGTACACCGTCATCGTGCGCGTGCCCGCAGGCGGCTCATCGCAGGTGTTTAGGCTGCCCGTGCAGATCACAAACGAATAAACAAGGAGATAGCTGTGAATGGTTTTCAATGGTCCGTGTTTGCCCCCGTCATCGTCCAGCTCGCCTACGCCGCGCTGGCCGTGATTGCCTTTGTGATCGCCTGGGAACTCCGCGCGCTTGCCAGCAGCAAACGACTGACGGCTCAACAACAGGCATGGGCCACCACTGCGCTGCGGCTCGTGACCGCCGCTGAACAGGACTTCGCCGCCGCGACCGGCAAAACCGGAACGACCAAGTTCAGCCAAGTAGACGCCGGCCTCGCCACGCTGCTGCCCAAGAGTGTCACACCGGCGCAGCGTAAAGCCCTCATACAGGCGGCGGTCTATGCGCTCCATGCGGGCGTCGTGGCCGTGGCGCCCGGCGCGGCGGCGGTCCTGCCGCCGCTGCAAGGCACGGGCGTCGGAGCGGCGCCGTTCGATACCGAGGCGTTCAAGGCCGATATGTCCGCACTCGCCACCACCGTCGCCCAGGGCGCGGTCCAAAGTGGTCTGCGCGATACGCTCACAACCGTGTTAGGGATCACGCCCCCACGGTCAGCGCCGGCACAGGCTCCCGTCACGGTCAATGTACTCCCGGCGCCACAGGCTCAGGTAGCCGCGTCGATGGCCTCCGGCACACAAGGCTAGTCGCTAGGTTCTGGGGGTTCTGGGGGTTTTGGGAGGTCATCTCTGCATCTAAAAGAGCGCCGTCAGGGGGTTCTGTCGGTTCTGTCAGGTCATGTCAATGCTGAAAAGTCGCCGTAGATATATCATATATGTATAGTAGTAGTTATACTACTTTACTATGCTGTCCCCCTATCTAAGAGGTATTTCTGGCGTAGGGGTGGCATCCCAAAACCCCCAGAACCCCCAAAACCAGATGGGAGGTGTGTCATTGCTTTATTGATTGGGTTTTCGGCCAATAGTGCCTCGCCGCTAGATCGTCTAATCGCGTCGGTGGAAAAACGATATGAGCCCGCTGACGTGTTGGCGATCGACAAGCCGCTGGCATCCCATTGCTGGCTCCGGTGGACGACTGATGCGGGCACACCGGATGCCCCGACCTGGGGCCTGGAGGCGATCCCGCCGCGCGTGCATGTGTTCGACCCGGCCACCAAAGCGGGGCAGGTCATCAGAGAGTACGTCGTGCCCACCGACGCGGAGGGCGCATGGCTGTGCTGGCGACTGGCCGCGCCGTATGACGGCCGGCCCTACAGTGCGCTCGGCGTCGTGGCCACCTATCTGCTGCTCCGCTTCGGCCTGCCCGATGTGTTCGAGCGCCTGCCCCATACCAGCGTGTTCTGCAGTCAGTTAGTATTGACTCTTTTGAGAGCGGTCAAGGTTGATCCGATGCCGCTCTTCAAGACCAGTAACGCCACTCCGGCCGCACTCGAAGCGGCCTGTGCGGTGGCTGGCTGGACGCCCTATGATCCAGGCGCGGCCCGCGTCGAAGAGCGCGCGGAACACGCCGACTAAGTCCACGGTAGATGGAGGGGAGACATATGGCGACCACATACCCCACGTCACCGCAGGTCACGACGCGCGAATACGAAGTGTGGGAATTGCTGGCGCACGGAGCGAGCTACGGTGACATGTGCCGCATCCTTCACATCAGTCAAAACACCCTCAAGCACTACGTCACTTTCCTGCTGCGTCGCGTCGGCGTCACGTCGGCCAACGAGTTGATCGTCGTCTGGTACGGGGGTGATCTGCTGCGGCTACCTCAGCCCGAGATTGAGCCATCGCGTGAACGACCTCGCACGCTCAAGGAGACAATAACTCCCTTCCCCACGCGCGGCCTATGCGACCGCGCGACCAGCCTAACCACCGAGGAGCGCGCCGCCCGCGCCGCCGCGCATCCCTGGCACAGTGACCGCCTACCGGCACGAGGTGACGTGCTGCCCTCTCACGACTAGTTTAATGGAGGTGTTCTATGGGTCATGTTTCTATCGCTAACGGGTTTCCGCTCATCTCGCAGCTCTGGGCAGCCACGAACGACGGCCAGCCCTCGTACAACAGACTCAACTTGTGCGGGCCGACGTGCGAAGCCATGATTGAGCGCTACTTGTACGGCCCTGGCCCCGTCCTGGTGAGCCCTGATACCATCAATGACCGCATTTTCAATCAGCCGAACGAGGCCAACGACCTCGGCTATACCAACGTCAGCCAGCTCTCGCACGATCTAGCAACGCACAACATTCCTAACCACTACGCGCAGGTCGACGCTGATACCGCGCTGAACGTGTTTCGTGACAACCTGGCACACGGACGTCCGAACATCACCCTGTTCTACGCCGACCTCGCCAACCTGACGGGCGGCCATTTCTGCCCCACCGTGACGGTCGACGACGACGCGGGGCAAGCCGCGCGCGCGAATCCGTGGGAGGATGCGTTCGATACATGGAGCCTGGACACCTACCGTCGTGCCTACAATGGTTGGTTTTTACAAGTAGATTGTAACCCCCAAACAGTCGCGCCGCTGGCTGGCCAGACCTCCGGCGCGTCCTCCGGCTCACCAGGCGCTCCCGGTGGCGCCACAGCCGGCCCGCTGCGCTTCCGCGTGCTGTTCGACGGCGCGCTCCACGCCAAGCCCAACCAGGCCGCGCCGATCACGCAGCACATCAAGAAAGGCGATGTGTTGATGGCGCAGGCGGGCGACTCTCAACCGTGGATCAGTCTCAAGTTGCCTAACGGTAAATGGGGCGGTTGGGACAGACGCGACAATATCACCAGGTTGCCGTAAGGGCTAGACCTCGTTAGATATCACTATCCATCGGCAAATAGTCGTGCGGCGAACGCCGAAATGTTCGGCTATCTCGCCAATGTCCTTACCATCCTCTAGGTACTCCCGTAAGTGGGGCAACACATCAAGGATGCGACGGCTATGCTTCCTAGAAGATGTGATCGCGCCCGGAAGATGTGCCCATGCATATCCTCTTATTATCTGCGAAACGATAGGTCTAGAAACGCTTAGTTGCTGGGCTATGTCTTTAAGAGGAACGTTTCTTCGGGCTTGCTGACGCGCCCACAGAACCTGTACGTCATTCAAGATAGCGCGGGGTGAATCTTCTCCACGCATAGGCTTTCGCAATCCATCCCTCACTGCATCATCCGCGTTTTGAGTGTACGTTCCGCAAATTAAATGGTCAGGTCGCACACATCGTTTAACATTGCATTTGTGGCGAACGATGAGTCCATCGGGGATTGGGCCGTGGGCCAGGATGTAAGAGAGGCGATGTGTGTCGATGAAAACACCGCGCAACGGCTTGTTGGGTGTACGGACCTTTGCAAGAAAGATTTTGCCGTAGCCGCTTTTGGTCGTTGACCGTTTCCACAGCCAACACCCTTCGGCTATGTCCACACCCGACCAGAATCTTTCTTCTAGTTGAGCGCGATCAACGGTAACACCATGAAGGGTCAGAAAAATGATAGACTGATCTGGCATACGTACCTCCGATACGTGTGACGCGCCCAAGGGTGTTTCCGCACCGCTTGGGCACTTTGTGTACACTTCTATTATACCAAATTGGTAGGTGGGATTAAACAACGTAGCCTAAAGTCACCGACCCCATGGCTAAAGCCAGGGGCTTGCGCCTGCCCCGCGTGTTGGGCGGCACGTTCAGGAGGAGTACGTTGCGACTCAACCCTAGCTGGACTCACACCAGCGCGCCAGGTGCTCAACAGCTACTGTCAGCTTGGCGCGTCACAGAACGGATATCTCAGACAGATTCTTTGGCCCACTTGGTGGACCAGAGATAGGCGCTTTCGCTATCCCATGCCCTTCTGTGCATGTTTCCCGCCACCCGACCAGGAATCCCGTAGGCTCCGTAAGGCTAAGAGTGCGCGGTACTTCACCTGTATTTTACCACGGATGCGGTCACTGATGGGCCGCGATCGCGGCCCATCGGCGTGGCCGATCCCATTCCTCCCCAGCCCTAAAGGGCGGGGTCCCCTGGGAGGTTGTTGATGGTGCCTCAGATCGAACGTGCAGCGCATCTAACAGCACCCAACATAAAGAGCGGCGTCTACATCATATGATGTAGACGCCGCTCTTTTCTGCGTTGTGGACTTATCCACGCTATTTCACGCAAACGTGCATCCGTGACGATTCTCAAACAGAGCCTGCTCCTTCTCCATGCCGAGGGCAAGGGCTTTCATAAGTTCATCCTCTGTGATAATGCCTTTGCTAATGAGCAATTCGGTGAGTGATGCCTGATTGCGTAGCGCCGTATTGACGCCAACACGCAAATGCTTCGGTTCAGTTGCCCGTGGGTCGCTGTTCATCTCGTAAGCAACACCGGATTGCATGGCGTGAACAGCCGCGTAATAGCGTTGAAGCATATCGTTTGTATCGCTCATTGGTCTAATCCTTTCATCGTCCGCGCATTGATCCGTGATGCATATTCGTTCCACGCCGCGCACTCCTCACGCGCCGCCCGATTGGCCGGCAACCAGCGCCCGTCGCCGGTGGGCCGGTACTGCGGCTCCTGTGGCGCGCGTGTGCGCCGCTGCGAGCGCGGTATACTCTCATCGTAGGGCTGCTGCATCTCTCGGTCAGTCCTTCCCGCCCCGCACCTGTTCATAGCAGGCGCGGGGCTTTTTGTTGTCTATTCCTCTATCCGTCCCAGGACGCCACACAAGGGGCAATAGCTTGCCCCCGCCACGATCCCGCCCTCCTCATCGTCGAACCCCTCAAGCAGCTCCTCACGCGGCCACCACGCCCCGCACGTCTGACACTGGGCCATCTCGTCGGCGGCGTCCGCACAGACGCAGTAGTCGAGATCATACTGACTCGCACCTAAACACATGCTATCTACCCTCCAAACGCCTCTAGCAAGGCCCCCATGCCCCGCGCCCCCGTCGAAGCCATAGACGCCCCCTCGCCCCTGACCGGCCGCACGATGCCCGAGGGAGCCCCCGCCGTCATCGGCACGGCCACGGCCCCCTCCTCTTCAGGCATCTCCTTCAACGCATCCCGTGCCTCCTCAAACGTCCTATACGATCCGTAGAACTCATCTTCTGTCTTGTCATGGATGCTGTAGTGAATCTTGCGGACACTGCCTGCGGGCGTGGGACGGCTGACGATGCCATAGACGTGCCTGCCAGGTACCACACCCGTCCCCTCCTTCCGCGCCGTCGTGGCCTGTGCCCGCATTAGTTGGTAGCCCCGCTCGAAGCTCTCGGCTAGTGTAATGTGCTTGCACGCGCCGCCCCGATACTGGAAGCTCTTGCATCCACACCGCATCGTCAACAGGTCTACCTGATGACCCGTACCGTGATGGGTCGCGGACTCTACGAGATAGCGGCCCTCCGAGAGGCGGCGCATCCGTGGTTTGAAGGTGGCTTGTTGCTGCTGCATGTCCCTGTCTCCTTCGTTCGTTGTGTGCGCCCTAACTGACCTAAGTATAGCATAATGCACAACATTATGCAAGCGTAAATGGGAACCATGATGTTGTGCTACAATAGATAAATGGAGGGCAGTATATGGCAAGACGACGGACGGAACATCCACTCGATAAGAATCTGACGCTCCGCATGAGCCGCGAACTATACGACCGCATAGATCGCATCGCGGCGGCGCGAGAGTTGACGGTTGGCACCATGGTTAGGCAAGTGCTCGAACAATGGGCACAGCGCACTGAGAAGGAACCAAAGGCATGACCACTGCAACAGACAGCGATAGGCCGACACGCATCACAATCACAGGACCACAGGCATCATCACCACGACTCTTGATAGCGGTGGGGGTTGGAACAGTGACGACCCTGCAACGATTGTGATTGACAGCACAAGCCACTACCTCACCCATCGCTTGGCCGACGAAGCGAACGGCTATGATGGCGTGACAGTCACGGTAGAGGAGCCGACGTCATGACCACCACCACGCACAGCGCTGGCCCGCGCGTCGACCGCGACCTGCACACCCGTAACGGACGTGACTACTTCTGGCTGGAAACATTCTACCCTTCACTGGGGCTGTGCGTTGTCACGTTGTGGTTCGGGGCCAACGCCCTCATACCCGCCTGTGCCTCAACCGTTGTCAGCGATACACGCACCGGCCGCATACTTCGGCCTGGGATCTACGGCAAAAACTACGACCCCGCCCGCGTCACCGTGGGCGGCCTGGCCGAAGCGCACGAGGCCGTCTGTGCGCGCGTGGAGCGGGGAGAGCTGCCATGACCACCTTTGCTGATTGGCTGCGCAGGGAGTGGGCCAGCGTCATCCGTGACCGAGATAGGGACGTGACGCGTCCTCGGACGCCTAGTGGAGATGCGGGTATCGACTATCTATCAGGCCAGGCCGTCGCCTACGGACGGGTGGCGGCAAAGTTGGGTATTGAACTGATGCCAAACGGCGTCATGCCTGACGTCAAGCGGGGAGAGTTGCCGTGAACGAAGGTGAATACATTCCGGTCCAGGGGGCCTGTCCACTGCACTCAGGCGACACGATGGAGATAGAGACCCGCCTGACATTCGATGAAGACGGCCGCTACAGTGGCGGCGAGGCGCACGTCACGATTGAGGGGGAAACAGCGCCGGCCACCAAGGCGGCGACCTGCACGGACTGCGGCGGCCCGCTCGACGATGGCCGCTACTATCGCTGCCGGCACTGCACCGAATTAGAGTGGCTGGCGATCGCGCAAGAGATGGGCGTCGATTGGGTGGCGCGGCATCGGGGGACATAGGAGAGAGTGTATGCCATGCATCTATAGTAGACGCCGCGGCGCGGAACCACCGCCGCCTGACGCGGTGTATGTGGGGCGTCCGTCGCCCTGGGGAAGCATCTTCGCGATGCGCCGTGAGAGCGAACGTGACGCGGCGTGTGATGAGTATGAGTATTACGCGACCGAGAAGGCGGCGCGTGAGCCGGACTGGCTGACGCCGCTTCGTGGGAAATCGCTGGCATGTTGGTGCCAGTCACCGGGGGATCGGACGCCGAAAAGATGCCACGCACAAACACTGATGAGACTGGCGAACGACCCCTAGCAGGAGAGGACTCGCGATGGAATGTGACCTGAGCGATTTTGTCGAAAGCGCGCGGCGCTGGCTTGAAGCGAGGCAACGTTATCGCATGGACACAATCGTCTTGTGTCTGGTCTATGCCGACGCGCTACGAGCTGACCCTGGTGGCCGGCCCGTCGATGTTGCCTATGATCCGCTGCTTGACGCCGAACTGGCGCGGATACGCCGGGCGCGGCTTGATCGAGAGAACGTGGCCGCTCGCAGGCGCTACGCTGCGCGGAAAAGGGCGAAGGGGGCACGGTGATCATACTACCATCCAACACCTTTTGGGCCATGGTGGGTATCGCATTGGCCCTGGATGCAGCGGCCTATGCGACGGGATGGCGCTGGCTGACCATTGTCGCCGCTCTCATGTTTGCTGGCGCGTTTATTGTGCAGGACGTACGGAGTCAGAGGAGCAACCATGATTAACTGGACGGGCAAAGCAGCGGCAAAGAACCGTATCTATGAGATGCTGCGACGGCGTGGGTTGCCGGAGCAAGCAGCCGACGACGCGCTCCTTGAGTGGATCGTATCAGAGGCGGTGACGTCCTGGGAGAAGCGCGGTTTGCCGCCGCCTTTCCCTGGCTATGAGCAGGCACAGTAATGTGTCTTTCCGTGCCTGCTCCCCTCCGCACACGGCCCACCACGACGCGGTACGCCGGCCATGCTGAGGAGAACATAACAAGCAACATGGGCGGGGGGTGAAGGTGGTACGAAGCACCTTCACCCCCCTAAACACCACACCACATTAGGGGGCGGCATGATGCCTACCAGAAGCGTACCGCACACGGCGCCTGGCGCGGACATCTCGACCGTGCAGAAGCTCGCTGGCCACAGCAACGTCATGACTACCCAGCGCCATGATCGCCACGGCGAGGCCGTCAAGGCGCGGGCCAGCGGACTGTTGCATGTGCCCTACGGCGGACAGGGATAGCGGTACGCGCTTTATTATGAGCAGTAGATGACTCGAAGAGCGGCTAGCGCGGACGCGTAGGCGTGGGAACCGCTGATAGCGCGGACGATTTGAAGATTAAGGGTTGACGCCTGGGGGCGGAACTCGCGCCTTGGGGCGACGGTCGGAGAGTGGTAGAGGGGTGGGCGATGCGGCGACTGCCTTTAAGACGCGATCTTGCCGGCCTTGATAAGCTTCTGCACGGTGTTGATCGACGCACTGCTGGCGCGAGCCAATGGACGCACGCCGCGCGCGCCAGCAGTCCATGCGGCAATAATCCGCAATTCTGCTTTAGAAGGGTGGTAATGAGGCAAAGGTTGGCCCGTTTTACCAGCGATATAGCAGTCCCAGTTACAGTAGGCTTTGTGGCGTCCTCTCCGCTCGATTACCTTCCCGCAATACTGGCAGGGATTGGCTCTTCGGCGCATCTCTCGGTAATACTGCTTCCGGCACGACGCCTGACAGAACCGATCATCGTCCACCGAGCTAGTAAGCGAAACACGCCGCGTAAAGGAGTCGTGGCACTGAGCGCATGTGAAGGACCGCACCGCAGTCTTACGCGGGCGGCAGTCAGTACATACCCAGGTCATTGTCGCCCGATCCATTGCCCGCGGCAAGAGACTTGGACTGTACCGCTTCACACTGCCGCACACGCGACAAGTAACGATCACACCGGACTCGAGCGCAGCAAAACGATGCGCCACACTACAGAAGGTCACGGACGCACGCGCAGCGCGCGAGGGCGAGACATAGGTCACGTTAGAGCAAGTCTCAAAGGGGCATGTACGCCACTCGCCGCTCTTTATGGGGCGAGGCTTACCCCGCAAGTGACGGTGGGCGCAGAGATTACAGTACTCCTGCCCTGTTTGAGATGGCATCCGATAGCCAATCGTCGTCCCGCAGCCCTTGCACTCGACAACACGTCCCTTGCGCGGTTTCGTGCCGCCTCCGCACGCGAGGCGATAGGCGGCCCTGCACTCTGGATGGCGCTGTTTTGATGGATGCTTCGTCCAACTAGACGGGAGAGAAAGGAGATCATATGGCCGTGGACAGTCAGGCCAGATGCAAGGGACGGAGATCCGCTGGGAACGGCGTTTGGTCGCGCTTGCTTGGATGGCGACCTCTCGATCCGCCTGTCCAGCGCACTTGCGCCCGCAATACAACCTGGTGTGCCCAAACGTAACGTGGAAGGTCTTGCCACACAGCTTACAGATGCGGGTGTTGTCCGCCTCTTTACACGCGTCGCTGCAGTACAACGTTCCGGCGCGTGTGCCAGGGAAAGACTTTTCACAGCGGCGACATGTGTGTATCAAAATCTGCTACCCCTATTATAAGTGTAGCAAAATTAGCTTTACTCTAGCAATCCCTGTCCACCCATGATAGGCTTGTGGTGTCAAGGCGCTCTGTGACCATTGGACACAGAGAAGCTTTACAGAAAAGAGCGAGTAGAACGTAGGAAATAGAAAGCGCGTACCCCGGCCATAAGTTTGGCGACCCAAACCGGGAATACGCGCTCCACACGACGACACAGGCTCAAAAGAGCCGCCTCATTGGCAAAGGTATGGGCACAGCGCCCGTTGTGTCGTTGCCCTCATCATAATGGATGAGCGGCTAGTGTGCGAGAGGACAATTAGGAGGCAATGCCGCTGCGAGACTATCGCAGGACATAGGAAAAGCCGGCTACACGATACGCCCGCCAAGATGTTTCGTGCAACCGGCCCAGTTGAAAACGAGGTTACGCGCTATGAGCGCTGTCTCTATTGTACCATGGTTGCGCCCCTTTGCGCATGGCGGGGGTGCACAATGACCGCCGCCGCTCGCGACGACACCAGCGCCGCATCCAACGGCCGCGCCCGGTTCCACCGCTTCACCACACGCAACCGTTGTCCCCACTGCGATCACGATGGGCCGTGCATCTCCTTCGATAACGGCGACGTCCTGTGCCACCGTGAAGGCGAGCCAGGCAACTGGACCGATTCCTTCATCGGTGGCTATTGGCACCGCGCGAACGCGACCAACGACCGACCGCGCGTCTGGAGCGCACGCCTACCGGCGCCCTCAACACCGCCGATCGCGCCGGCGGACCTCGACCGGAGGGATGCCATCTACGCGGACCTCTTGAAGATGTGCCCCCTGTCCGAGGCCCAACGCGACGCACACCACCTTACCGAGGCGCAGGCGAACCGCTACGGCTGGCTCCCTGGAGATCCTGGACACCGGGCCGGTATCATCACCGCACTGCTTCACAAGTACACCCGTGAGGAACTGCGCGGCGTCCCCGGCTTCCGCGAACAGAACGGACACATCACGATTCGGGGCGCGGGCATGATCTTGCCGACGCGCGACCTCAACGGAAAGATCCATGCCATCGACCTCCGGCGAGACACCGTGACGGATGGACAGGCCCGCTACTACAAACTCTCGAGCCGGACTGACGATGACCAGGACGCGCCCAGCCCTGGGGCGCCGCCCCACGTCGCCATCCCCGCTGGCGGCGTCACGGTCGACGGCGTTATCGGAATCACCGAAGGCGTCAAGAAAGCCGATTACGCAGCGGACGCACTGGGCTATCCCGTCATCAGCATCGCTGGTATTGGTTCCCGCCGCGACGTACCCAAGATCCTGGAGCGGTTCGCCGGCAGCGTGGTCCTGCTGATGCTCGACCAGGACGACCCCGCAAAGGGTGAGGGCCGCGTCGTCGCCGACGTCGAGCGCGCCCGCCAGGCCCTGGCCGCGACCGCCGTATCGCACGGCTACGCCGTGCGGCTGGCCGTATGGACACACACACAGGCGAAGGGCGTTGACGATCTGCTCGTCGCGGGCCATACCTTCACGATGGAGCGCTACACGCCCCCCCGCGACGAGAGCGGACACGGCGCCGGGCTGCTCCAACCCACGAACGACGCCGAGATGGTCAGCGTTGACCCACGCTTTCTGAGGGAACTCATGTCTCAGACAGCCGCCGCGTTCACGCTGCGCGTCCGCTATAACCGGCTGCGGGCCATTTTAGCCGATACGATCATGAACGATGGGCAGAAGCTGACCGCGATCGCGTTGTCCGCCCACCTGGCCGCGCCGGTCGGAGGGGAACCACCCCCGCCGCAGCGAGTATGCGCCGCCACGATCGCACGCCAACTTGGAGCCGTCGAGACGCGCCAGAAGGATGGCTCATTGCGGTTGACCAAGCTCAACACCGTCACCAAGAACCTCGCCGACATTGTCACGCTGGGCGTGTGTTCTCGCGACGAGGTGAAGGAACCTCGTGTCATCACGCTAAAGGATGATCACGGCAAGAAGGTCGAGACAACCATCCTCACAAAGACCTTTAGCTACCAGGACAGCGGGACGCTACCGGGCCAGTACATGACCAAGGAAGAAGCCAAGGATATCCCTACACGCGCCAAGACCGCCCGCGAACGCCCGCGCTGCCCGCACTGCTTCAGCACGAACCTGAAAACACATGCCCATATCTGCCTCGACTGCAACACCATATCCAGCGATGTAGACGCGATGCACGCGGCGGAAACAATCGACGCCCAACCCGACGGTGGGTTTGTGAACAACGAAACGGGTGAGTGCGTCGTGCCGGGCGTCGCGCCGGAACCGTTCGAGCCAGCCGACACCGACACCGCCCCGGATCACGTAATGTGTGATCCCGAGCCTGTCGCAGGGAGTTTCGCCGCGGATGGGCAGCTAGATACCCCCGGATCACGAAATACGTGTACTAAGGTACCCCTTGTTCGGAATCACGTATTTCGTGATCCGGGGCCAGACGACGAGGACGACGATTTAATTGGTTCCAGCACCTCGCCGCCGCCCCTGATCGAGACCTGTCTGTATTGCGACCAGCCGAGTCCCGGCGGCGTCTGCTGCCCTACATGCAAGCAGTCGCTCACTACTCCACTTCACATAGTGAGCCGCACTCAGACCGGCGTAGGGGTGTCATTATGACCCTTACCGCCGACAGGCCCCTGGCCATACAGGTTCCGCACGTCCCGCAAGACGCGCGCCTCGTGGTCGATCCGGGGCTCCTGCATGTCGAGGTCGACGCGGACGCGCCTTTCATGGCGGGGCGCCTCAACGCGGGCGACACGTCAAAGGCCCGCGAGATCCTAACCTACCTGCGTGAGCGCGGCGTCCTCGTGACGGCCAGCGCCAGCGGCGAGGAGATTCTGCTGATCATTAGTCGCGAGATCGCGCACGCGCTCTTCACGCGTATCGTGGCGAACGCCGCGCTGCTGCGCGCCTACCTGGCCTGTCCCCAGTGTGGCCAGCGCCATAGCCTGTCGCCCCCGTATGGCTGGTGCTGGCCGTGTAGCGAGGACGCGCGTCAGGGTGAGCGTGGCCCGTGCGCGTTTGTGTCCCCCACCGCCGCGACAAGCGAGAGTGAGGAGGTGTCCCATGGTAGCTAACATCGAAACCGGCGTGACACCGGCGCCTGACGCGGCGCCGGTTAAGATCACGGTCGCCGCGGCGGTCACGATCGACGCAACCGTGCCCGTTGCGCTGCGGCACGCTATCAGCCTGGCGCTGACGCTCCCCAACCCGGCCTGGCTCGACGCCGAGGCCAATGGTCGAAGTACGCGCGACCTGGACTCGCACCTGTACTATGCCCGCCGCGCCACTGATGGCGGGCTCGTCGTGCCGCGTGGCGCGCAGCCACGCGTACGGGCGTTATGTCGTGCACACGGCGTCGCGGTTGAGATGGTTGACGCCACGCACGCGGCCACGCCGGTCGGCTTCGCGGAGCGCGTCACGCTCTCGCCGGCCCAGGAGCGGGCCGTCGGCGAGGTCCTCACGCGGCGTATGGGCGTGTTGGAAGCGCCGGCCGGTTCGGGCAAGACGATCATGGGCCTGGTCGCCGTGGCGCGGCGTGGTCAACCTGCCTTATGGGTGACGCACACCAAGGAACTCGCGCGCCAGGCGGTCGAGCGGGCCGGCCTGGTGCTTGGTCTGACACCCGACGAGGTAGGCTTCATCGGCGACGGCGAGTGTCGTGTCGGCGCGCGTCTGACCGTGGCGCTAGTGCAAAGCCTGGCGCGCGACATCCCGCCGGCGCTGCTGGAGGTTGGGCACCTGATCGTCGACGAGGCCCACCACACGCCAGCGGAGCAGTTAGCGGCCGTCGTCGCGCGGATCCCGGCGCGGTACGTCCTCGGGCTGACGGCGACGCCGTACCGGCGTGACAAGCTCGACGCGGTGATCGGGTGGTATCTCGGGCCAACCGTGGCGCGCATCGACAAGGCTGACTTGCAGGACCGCTTGATTACGCCGCGCGTCGTCAAGCGTGACACCGGGCTGCGCCTGTTCGGCGATACCTTCACGGGTCTCGTGAGCGACCTGGCCGACGACCCGGCGCGTAACCGCCTAATCGTCGCGGACGTCGCGGCGGCGGTGGCCGCCGGTCGGCGCTGCCTCGTACTCTCGGATCGCGTGGGGCATGTCGAGGGCCTCGCGGAGATGCTCACGGTCGCCGGCGTCGCGGCCGCCGCGCTTCATGGCCAGCTCGGCAAGCGCAAGAGGAGCGAGGTGGTTGAGGGCCTCGCCGCGGGGACGTTGCAGGCGGTCGTCGCCACGGGCTCTTTAGTGGGCGAAGGCTTCGACGCGCCGAACCTCAACACGCTGTTTCTGGCAACGCCGGTCTCATACAGCGGCCGCGTCGTGCAATATCTCGGGCGCGTGAGCCGCACGGCACTCGGCAAGACTGATGCTCACGTCATCGACTATTGCGACGATCACCCGATGCTGTGGGCCTCTTACCGCAACCGCAAAGGCGTCTACACAGCCCAGGGCTGCGCGATCTCCATGTCGCCGGCGACGGTCTCGACACAGCGGAGGAGCGCATAAGCCGGCGCTCTATCGTGACGGTGGATGCGAAAAGAGCCGTGGCGCTCGATGCGTCGCGGCTCCTTGCGGGGAAGAGGAGTGTTATGTACCGAGTGGGACGTGGCCGATACCAATCTAGCCCAACCACGGTGCCCCGTTCCATGCTCACGCCGGACTGTCAAGGCGAGTCCCACTCGGTACGTCCCATCATCATCGCAGCCCCATATGAAGCTCGCATGAAGCCCGAATCAAGAGTTCGTGACGTGACGGAGGCTCCCGAATGACCCCTACTAGCCCTGACGATTACAGCGCCCTGCATAGCCGGGAACGCCTCGCCGACGATGGTGCGCCGGCCCTGACCGAGCGCTTCCTGTCGTACCTCGATGCTCGACGCACCCGCGCGGATCAGACACCAGTGCCTGCCGCCGCGCTCACGCTCGACGAGGGCCGCAGGCGCCTGGGCGATGAGTACCCGGACTTGGCCGCGTGTGTCGAGCGCTGCTGTGTCGGCCCTATGCGGATGACGACGCGGGACGCGGCCGCCGCGCTCGGCATCTCGGCCGCGACGGTCTGCACCCGCAAGCGGGCGGGTGTCGCCCAGCTCGTCGTCTGGACCGGCTTGCGTGAGGAGACTGTCGTGGCCGCGCTTGGTTATGTGGATAGAAGTGGCAAGGACGTGCGCATGCTAGAGTAGGGCATGAATACATGTCCTTCATGTGGGAGTAACGAGCGTCAGGTCAAGAACGGCGAGACGCGTTATGGGAGCCAGCGCTATTGGTGTAAGGGGTGTGGGCGCAGATACACGCCGGAGCCTAAGCCGCATGCGTATCCGCCCGAGATGCACGCGACGGCCGTGCGGATGCACTGCGACGGGTGTAGTCTGCGCGGAATCGCGCGCCATCTTGGAGTGGCGCATCCGACGGTAGGGAGATGGATTACAGCGCGGAACGATGCCTTGCCCGCCCGTTCACCGACACCTGTGGGGTCGGTCGATGTGGATAAATCTATAGTGTGACGTAAACAAACATGCTAAAATACATATAGTAGAACGGTGTCTTTAGAGGCGTTACCCGCATGGGTAGCGCCTCTTTTTGTTGCTCGGAAAAGGGGTGTTCAATGGCAAGTGATGTAGTAGAGTGGACGCCCCGGCGACCGGGAACGCGACCGCTCGCGCCGCGGCGGGACATCAAGCTAACCTAATGTGCGACTCTTTTGATTGACCCAGGGGGATCTTCTGCGTAGACTAGCGGGTATCTGACCACCCGCATGTACGAAAGGAGACCACCATGGATCGTGACCATTTTATCATTACCGTGTACTGCCTGGTCTGCGAGCACTACCAGGCGCTCGCCCGGCAGCAGCACATCCGGCGGGGTGGCTTCGCCCCCGCCTTGACGGACGAGGAGGTGATCACCATCGAGATTTGCGGCGAATACCTCAAGGGCGGCACGGACAAGGACATCTTCGCGTACTTTCGCGCCCATTACCGGGCCTACTTCCCCCACCTGCGCGACCGCAGCCGGTTCGTGCGGCAGGCGGCCAGCCTGTGGCGCGTCAAAGAACTCATCCAGCGGCGCTTGACCGTGGTGAGCGGCCAGGCCGCTGACCCGGTGCAGGTGATCGACACGCTGCCCCTGCCCGTCTGTGGCTACACGCGCAGCGGCCGCGACCGCTGCTTCAAGCCCCTCGCCGACTATGGGCACTGCGCGGCCAAGAAACTAGACTACTATGGCTTCAAGCTGGGCCTGCGCATCGCGCGCTCGGGCATGATCATCGCCTATCCGCTCTTGCCGGCCCGCCCGCACGACATCCAACTGCTCGACGACCTGGTGGCGGGCTTCGCC